GTAAGCGCCTTTAGGTGATTCGGCGAACGGCGGCGAACGCTTCACCGGCGTCGAAGCGACGTGGTTCAAAGCATGACGATCGTGCCGGATTTCCAGATCCACTTGCACACTCATACCGCCCTCACCACAACAGACGCACCAGTCAAGATGACCGGCAGCATCCGAATAGCTGCCGCCCACGACTCGGCAATGCAGGTCAGGTGACCCCGTCCGCCGTCTGCCAGCTTCCATGAGAGGAGGTAGGGCTTCATGCGGGCACCTGTTGCGTCTTGGCACGCAAACTGTTGGCTGCCGACTTGGCGCGACCTCCGATGTCGTTCATGGACGAGCGCTCACCGCGTTCGAGCTTCACGCTTTCCAGAGCGGTTGCCAGTTCATCGGCGCGCTGGTTGAGGACATGCTCGACGCTGGCCTCGAAGGTGCGCCCGAAGTTCTTGGTGAACCACTCATCGTGGCCGCCAAACATGAAGAACGGAACGTCCTGCCCGGCGGCATTGCCCCGGCCTTCGAGGCTGTACTGACCGCGACCCAGCACGCTCACCGCGATGGCTGCGATCTCAAGGTCGGGCGCGTCCATCGTGTAGGGGTCGCTCGGATTGATGATTTCGAATAGCACTGTTCGTTCCTGCTGTGTACTGGTCATTACCAGCGCTCAGGAGAGATATTACTAAACGGTAATCGTATTTGCAATACCGTTTAGTAATTTAATTTCGAATCGGTGGAAAGTGTCCGGTGCACAGGCAGAATCAGCGAATGGGGATCAACAGACGAACGGCGGTGATCGCGGCGGGCAGCTTTGCGGTGGGGGCGGTGGCGGCTCGCGGGGTGTCGGCGGTTTATGCGCGACTGAGGGCGCCAGTCGAGGCACGGCCGCCGCCGCGCGACTGGAGCGGCGGTGCTTCGGCGCGGCTAGCGACGATCAATCAAGGTCCGGTCCGGCAGCTGCGTTTCGCAATGCTGGGCGACTCGCTGACAGATCTGGCGCGCTGGTCGACGCTGTTGGGAGTGGATGGGATCGGGGAGTTTGGCGTCGCCGGCGCTCAGGCGCGCGAACTCCTGCCGCTGGTAGAGCGCGCAGCCGCAAGCAGCCCGCAGCGCATCTTCCTGCAGATTGGCATCAACGATTTGCTGTACCGGCGATCGGTCGCGGACACCGCGCGCGACGTCGCCGACCTTGCGCTGACGCTTCAACGCATCGCGCCGGTGACGCTGACGTCAGTTCTGCCGATCGAGAAGGGTCTCGGGCCGCCCACGATGGCTGCGGAGATCGCGGCAGTGAATGATCAGATTCGAGCCTTGGCCGGGGTGACGTATGTCGACCTGCACGCGCAGTTGCGCGATGCCGAGGGGTGGATTCGCCCCGAATTCACGACTGATGGACTGCATCTCACGGCGGCGGCCTATGCTCTTTGGGCTGCCGCGGTGCGGCCCTCGCTGGGGTAAGTTGCCGTTATCCTACGGTTTGATTAAAGCGCGGTATAACACCGCGGGGGCTGCGCCACGATTGACAGAGTTTCGCCCCACTGCGCGATCGGCGCTTGCGCGTTGGCGCGCAACATTGCGCCTCACAGCGGCCAGTGACGCGAGACGAATGCGGCCAACAGCGCGGCAACGGCCCCAAGTGACAGCGCGTTAATCAGGAACCATATTTCGGCGCGCTCTCGCGCTCGCTGCCTGGCGGCAGGGCGAGCGAAGTACGGGTAGCTGACTGCCTTCCAATAGGCATTAGTGGCAAGCCCGGCAACGAGGATCACGAGCAAGTCGTCGACGTCGACAGCGCGGTAGCCCACGTAGCAGAAAAGCGTCAGGGCAAGCGCGAAATAGGCCTTCCAGCGTAGCCAGTCCAGGCTGCTGCGCGCAATGCTCTGGCTGGCTCGTTCCACTAGAGGCACTTTCCAGTGTAGATGTCGCGAATGCAGGTGCTTGGCTTTGGTGCGGCCGGCGCCGGGACGGCATACGGATTGGACGGCGCAGTGACCTTGTAGGGATCGACGGTGCCAGCCTTGCCCGTGTACGGGTTGTAGTTGCCTTGGGTGCTGTAGTTGTCGAGCTTCGTGCTGTTGGGCGCGGTCTTGTAGTGTCCCTCGACGAACGTGCCATCCGCCTTGAAGTACGGCTTCACGTACGCGTCTTTGGCGCCCGCGGCGGAAACCAGCGACAGCGCGGCCAGTGCGATCAGTACCTTTCTCATGACATCCCTCTATCGTTCTGCCGGCGATGATGGCGTCGCCGTTGCGCCTTGCAAATCAAAGTTTCGCGAACGACCATTTGCCGACGACACAGCCGCCGACTCCAAGCCGCCCGGATATTTGCTCAAGCGTGACCATACTGGCGAGCGGCGGGTTGTTGTGGAGCGGGTTGTCCGACGTGATCGACCAGCGCTCCTCAAGCGGGTAGCGCGTCACGCGCTTGATGTAAAGCTCGCGGGATTCGCGCTCGTACAGGGCGAAGATTCGATCGTGCACAAGCCGAGTGACTGACACGTCCACAAAGAGGATGTCACCGTCGCCGAATGTGGGCATCATGCTCGGCCCGAAGCCCGCGATCGCCTGAAGATTCGAGAGGCGAACGCCGGGCAGGTTGTGCCGTACCCAATCGTCGGATACCTCGATCATGGACGACTCGTACTCGACCGCTGGCAAAAGAGCGCCATTACCCTGGCCGCCTGCTACGTTCAGTTTCGGGATCCTGTGCACAAAGCCATCGCGTGGCGTGAGCACCTCACCTCGGTGCACGGATACCGGCGTGTCAGGCACGATCGCCGCAATGTTGGTGTCTCCGTCTTCGTCGAGCGGCTGCTCAAAGTAACCCTTGGACAGGCCGAGCTGCCCCTCGAGTGTCGATGCCTTCCGCCGGCCGAACGACTTTTTGCCGCCGATGATGGCCGACAGCTCACCTTGGTTGATGCCGGTGGCCTTGATGAACCGGGCTTGAACCCCGCCGAAACTGACGCGAATCAGCTGTTCGAGTTTCCGTCGGCGGTGGGTGGATTCCGGGTCTTCAGAGAGCATGGCCAATTCTCGCCCGCGCTTACCTTTCGGTAAATAACCAAAAAGTAATTGACTGCCGGTAATGGCAATATTACTATTCGGTAATGCGAGCATTGATCGAATACCTCAACGGGCTACCACTGGCCGAGCGTGACCCGCTCTGTCGAGAGTGCGGCACCTCCGAAAACTATGTCCGGAAAGCCGCCAGCACTGGGCAACTCCTGTCGCCGGCGGTGTGCGTGCGGTTCGAGCGCCACACTCAAAAAGCGGTGCGCCGCTGGGATTTGCGCCCCGATGATTGGGCGGACATCTGGCCCGAGCTGGCCGGAACGAAAGGCGCGCCTGACCTCGCGGTCGCTGCGAAAGCGGCATGACCGGAACAAAGTTCTCTGCATTCGGCCTTCTTCCTCCTTTGGCCGAATCGCCGTGTGTCTCCCCTCGAACGCACGGCTTCCTCCCCGCGCACCAAGACCTGGTGCGCGGGGTTTTCTCTTCTTCACGAGATCACGCATGACTGACCAGATCGCTTTCGCGCGAGGCGGGAGTTCGCATCCGCTCGGGAAGCTCGACGACGAGTTCCGCATCGACTGCCATTCGCAGGTGCGCAACATCCTGCGCGGCATGGCCGCCGAGGTTGGCCTGACGGAGAGCGAATACGAGCGGCACATTCTTTACGCACATGCGTTCGGTGGTCCTGATGCCTACAAGTCTGCGATGTCATCGCGGCTCGACGCAATGTTCCGAACCCCGGCCACACAGGCCGGAGATGGGCGGACTGAGTGAAAACACAGGACTACCAGCAGTTCCTGCGCGACAAGGTCGTGCTGGCGCCGCAGGGGGGATTCGAAGTCCCGACCGCGGCCATCAACCCAGCGCTCAAGCCGCACACGCGCGCCATCGTTGAGTGGGCCGTGCGCGGGGGCAATCGTGCCATCTTTGCGAGCTTTGGCCTGCACAAGACTGCTACCCAACTTGAGATCCTGCGGCTGATCGGACAGCACGAACCGGGCTATCGGCTGCAGGTCGCGCCGCTCGGCGTACGGCAGGAGTTCAAGGCCGAGATCGAGGCGCGGTTCCGCGACGAGTTCGCAATCGACCTGCGATTCGTGCGGAGTGACGCCGAGATGGACGACCCGGCCACGCTCTACATGACGAACTACGAGAGCGTGCGCGAGGGCAAGATCGATGTGACGCGCTGCATCGCAACCAGTCTGGACGAGGCTTCAGTTCTGCGCAGCTACGGCAGCAAGACCTATCAGGAGTTCCTGCCCGCGTTCACGCCGGTGAAGTACAAGTTCGTTGCCACGGCGACGCCGTCGCCGAACCGCTTCAAAGAACTGATCCACTACGCCGGCTACCTGGGCGTCATGGATACTGGCCAGGCGTTGACCCGCTTCTTCCAGCGCGACAGCGAGAAGGCGGGCAATCTCACCCTGTACCCGCACAAGGAACAGGAATTTTGGCTTTGGGTCGCCAGCTGGGCGGTGTTTATCCAGCGCCCCAGCGATCTCGGATTTAGTGACGAGGGCTACGACCTGCCTGCACTCGACGTCCGGTACCACGAAATCCCCAGCGACTACGAAGCGGCAGGCGTCGAGAAGAACGGTCAAGGTCTGCTAATACCTGACCTGGCGATGGGGCTGTCCGCGGCATCCCGCGAGAAGCGCAACAGTCTTGATGCCCGCGTTGCGAAGGTGCGCGAGCTTGTCGAGGAATCGCCGGTCGATCATTTCGTGGTCTGGCACGACCTTGAGAGCGAGCGCCATGCGATCCAGGCCGCGATACCGGACGCGGTCAGCGTTTGGGGCACACAGGATCTCGACGCACGCGAGCAGCGCATCGTGGACTTTGGCAACGGCGCATATCGCGTGCTGTCGACCAAGCCGATCATCGCCGGGTCCGGCTGCAACTTCCAGCGCCACTGCCATCGCGAGATATTCGCCGGCGTCGGCTTCAAGTTCAACGACTTCATCCAAGCCATCCATCGTGTGCAGCGCTTCGGCCAGGCGCACACAGTCCGCATCGACATCGTGCACACCGAGGCTGAGCGCGACGTGCTGCGCACCCTGCAGCAGAAGTGGCAACAACACGAGGAAATGAGTGCACGCATGAGCGAGATCATCAAGGAATTCGGCCTCAACCGGCTGGCTATGCAGGACGTGCTGACGCGCGCCATCGGCACGGCGCGAATCGAAGTGAAGGGCGAGCGCTTCAAGGTCGCCAACAATGACTGCGTCGAGGAAGCGCGCCTGCAGCCCGACAACAGCGTTGATCTCATCGTCACGTCCATACCGTTCGCAAACCACTACGAATACACGCCGAGTTACAACGACTTCGGCCACACCAAAGACAACGCGCACTTCTGGCAGCAGATGGACTTTCTGACGCCCGAATTGCTGCGGATCCTGCAGCCGGGCCGAATCTACGCGTGCCACGTCAAGGACCGCATCAACTTCGGCAACGTGACCGGCGCCGGCATTCCGACCGTGAGCCCGTTCCATGCCGAGGCGCTCTTCCACGGCATGAAGCACGGCTTCGACTACTGCGGGATGATCACAGTGACGACCGATGTCGTTCGCGAAAACAATCAGACCTACCGCCTCGGCTACACCGAAATGTGCAAGGACGGCAGCAAGATCGGCGTCGGCTCGCCCGAATACATCCTCCTGTTCCACAAGCCGCAGTCCGACCGCACCCGCGGCTACGCCGACAAGCCGATCCGCAAGAGCAAGGATATGTACAGCCTGGCGCGTTGGCAGGTCACGGCCGATGGCTACTGGCGTTCGAGTGGCGATCGCCTGCTGAAAGCTGAGGAGTTGGCGCAACTAGGCCCGGACAAGCTGGCCAAGCTCTACACCGAGTACAGCCTGCAGCACATCTACGACTTTGAGTTTCACGTCAAGCTGGGCGAGGAACTGCAGGCGCGCGGCGCACTGCCGTCGACGTTCAAGGCGCTAGCACCGGGGAGCCCCGACCCGTTCGTGTGGACGGACATCAACCGCATGCGCACACTCAACGGCGAGCAGTCGAATCGCGCGGTCGAGAAGCACGTCTGCCCCCTGCAGTTCGACATCGTTGATCGGCTGATCGAGCGATTCAGCATGGCCGGCGAGGTGGTCTATGACCCCTTCCATGGACTAGGCACGGTCGGCGTGCGCGCGATCAAAGCCGGCCGCCACTCACGCGGTTCCGAACTGAGCGCCGCCTACTTCCTCGACCAGGTGCATTACCTCAAGGCCGCAGAGCGCGAGGCCATGATGCCCTCGCTGTTCGACGCGCTCGAACTGGAGGCCGCATGATCACGCCGCAATTTCTTCTGCCAATAGCGGACGAGCTTGTCGTCGACCTGTTCGCCGGCGGCGGTGGGGCCAGCACCGGCATTGAGCAGGCGATCGGCCGTCACGTTGATATCGCAATCAACCACGATCCCGAAGCCGTCGCGCTGCATCAAGCGAACCACCCGCAGACGCAGCATTTCGTGAGCGATGTATACGAGGTTGACCCCCGCGTTGTCACCGGCGGCCGGCGCGTCGGCCTGCTTTGGGCGTCGCCCGATTGCACGTATCACAGCAAAGCGCGCGGCGGGAAGCCGCACCGCGACCGCAACAAGGCGCGGCGCCGCCGCGGCTTGGCCAACGTCGTGGTTAAGTGGGTTCGGCTGCTGAAACCGACAGGCCAGCACCCCCGCGTCATCCAGCTCGAGAACGTCGAGGAGTTTCAGGATTGGGGCCCACTGCTCGACGATGGCACGCCATGCCCCGATCGTCGCGGCAAGAACTTCGCCCACTGGGTCGCCCAGCTGCGCAACCTCGGATACCAGGTTGAGTGGCGCGAGTTGCGCGCCTGTGACTACGGCGCTCCGACCATCCGGAAACGCCTGTTCGTCATCGCGCGCTGCGACGGCATGCCGATCGTGTGGCCGGAGCCTACCCACGGCAAGCCCGGTACACCGGCCACGAAGCAGAAGAAGCTCAAGAAGCAGCGCACTGCCGCAGAGTGCATCGACTGGTCGATTCCGTGCCCGTCAATCTTTGAGCGCTCAAAGCCGCTTGCCGATGCCACCTGCAGGCGAATCGCCAGGGGCATCATGCGCTACGTGGTCGAAGCGGCCGAGCCCTTCATCGTCCCGATGACCCACACTGGCGGCGATCGCGTGCACTCGTCGAGTGAGCCACTGCGTACTGTCACCACGGCGCAGCGCGGCGAGTTTGCGCTCTGCGTCCCGACTTTGGCCCCGTTCGTCGCCACCAACACCACTGGCCACGCTGGTGCTCGACTGGACTCTCCTGTCTCGACGGTGACCACCGGCGGCCAGCAAATGTTGGTCGCACCCACCCTGGTGCAAACCGGTTACGGCGAACGCACTGGCCAGGCGCCACGCGCGCTCGACCTGCACGCGCCGCTCGGAACCGTCGTAGGCGGCCAAAAGCACGCGCTGGTCGCAGCTTTCCTCGCTCAGCACAACACCGGCAATGATGGCCACGACGCGCGCAAGCCAGTGTCGACGATCGTCAGCAAGGGCTGCACGCAAGGGGTTGTCACCGCGCACATCACGAAGTTCCGGACGGGTAGCACCGGACACTCGATGGACGAACCGCTTCACACGGTCACGGCCAGCAGTTTCGTGAAGCGCCCAGGAGGATCTGCGCCGTTAGGCGTGGTCACGAGCAACATGGTGAAGCTGCGAGGCGACAACATCGGCAGCGGAACCGATGAGCCTCTGCATACGATCAGCGCCGGCGGCACGCATCACGCCGAAGTCCGCGCCTTCCTGATTAAGTACTACGGGACCGACCAGGATCCAAAGCTGACCGAACCGCTGCACACGGTCACCACGAAGGACCGTTTCGGACTGGTCACCATTCGTGGCGAGGAATACGCCATCGTCGATATCGGCCTGCGCATGCTCACTCCGCGCGAGCTGTACCGCGCGCAGGGATTCCCGGACAGCTACATCATTGACCACGGCGGCGATGGCCGACCGCTGACCAAGACGGCGCAGGTTCGCATGTGCGGTAACTCGGTGTGCCCGCCCCTATCGTGCGCCATCACGATGGCGAACTACCGCGAGCAGGCCGCAGTGAGGAAGGCAGCATGATCCTGCTCGCACTCGACCCCGGACCCGTACAGACCGGCTGGTGCCTCTGGAAGCACGGCAAGTTCGACACCGGTGGCATCGCCGCGAACGACGATGTCCTGCAGATGATTCGGACATTGCCCGACGACGGCATGGATCTCGCGATCGAGATGATCGCAAGCTACGGCATGCCGGTCGGTCGCGAGGTGTTCGAGACCTGCGTATGGATCGGCCGCTTTGTGCAGGCCTGGACGTATATCCGTCAATCGACGCCTCAACTGGTCTACCGCAAGGACGTGAAGATGCACCTCTGCGGCAGCCCGCGCGCGAAGGACCCGAACATCCGTCAGGCTCTGATTGACAAGCTGGGCCCACCGGGCACTAAGGCCAAGCCTGGCGGCACCTACGGCGTGAAGTCTCACATCTGGCCGGCGCTCGCCGTTGCCGTGACTTTCGCCGAAACGCGCGCTTCTGCCGTGCATCGCCATCAGGAGGCAGCGTCTTGAGCCGTTACCGCAAGATCGATCCGCGGGTCTGGAACGACGAGAAGTTCCGCCAGTTGCCCGATGACGCCAAGTTGGTGTTTTTCATGCTGCTGACCCATCCGCACATGACGGCCATCGGCGCCATGCGAGCCTCGCTGTCGGGCCTGGCTGAGGAACTTGGCTGGGAGGCGAAAGCCTTCCGGGAAGCCTTCGCCAAGGTATGCGACAAGGGTATGGCGGAGCATGACGGGAAGGCTTGTTTGGTGGCCCTGCCGAACTTCCTTCGGTACAACTCGCCGGAGTCGCCCAACGTCATCAAAGCGTGGGTCGGCTCACTCGATCTGCTGCCTGAGTGCACCCTGAAAAGCCGCGTGGTTGCTCGTTCTAAAGCCTTTGCCGAAGGGTTATCGAAAGGCTTTGCGGAAGCCTTACCGGAAGCCTTCGCGAAGGGTATGCCTTATCAGGAGCAGGAGCAGGAGCAAGAACCAAAACAGGAGCAGAAACAAGAACCACGCGCTCCGCGCTCCGCCGCGCCACGCGCGTCGAGGTTCGACGATTTCTGGTCCGCATGGCCGCAGAGCGAGCGCAAGCAGGACCGAAAGAAATGCGCCGATCGCTGGATCACGCTCGGGCTGGACGCACTGGCTGATCGCATCATCGCCGACGTCGAGTCACGCAAGACCGGGCGCAAATGGTCCGACCGACAGTACATCGAAGCACCGCTGGTCTATCTCAACGGTCGCCGATGGGAAGACGGTTATCGCCCGGACATGCCAAGCGCATCGCCCGGATCAACTGGGGCCGGCGGATGGATTCCGCCCGAGTTGCGTCGCCAGGCCGAGAAGCCAATCCAAGGGGAGGTCATCCCGTCATGAGAACAGAAGACTTTGATCGATTCAGAGTTTCGATGTTTGGCGCCTGGGCGGCTGCGACAGCGGGCAAAGAAGAACCGAACACCGCGGTGCTGGACGTTTACTGGGCAGCTTTCCGCCACCTACCGATCGAAGATTTCGAGTGGGCGGTCGACGCGCATCTGCACAACACGAAACAGGGCATGTTCGTCCCGCGGCCAGCGCATCTTTTCGCGGCACTCGAAGCGCGCTCGCTTCAGGATGGCCGGCCGAGTGCCGATGAGGCCTGGGGCATCGCGTTGCAGGCGAGCAGCGAAGACGCAACGGTGGTGTGGACGACAGAGATACGCGCCGCGTGGGCGGCCGCTGAACCGGTAGCGGTTGCTGGACGTGACAAGGTCGGCGGCCGTCGTGCCTTCATCGAGGCTTACGAGCGTTTGGTCGGCATGGCTCGTGACCGCGGCCATCCCGTGCAATGGGAAGTTTCCCTCGGCCACGACCCGTACCAGCGCGAGAGCGCGATCGAGCAGGCCGAGCGGCTGAATCGCATCGGCGTCACCGAGGCGCGGGCTTTGATCGAGATGATCAGGCCACTGGCCCTACCGGCGCCAGAGGAAGGCGGCTACGCCGTTCCGATCCTTCAGCGACTAACCGAACTCAAACAAAAGCTGGCCAGCGATCGCGCTGCCCGCGAAGAGAAGCGCGTGGCGGAGTTGCCGAAGTCGGTGAACGTGGTTGCGCTGGCCGAGGCCGCGAAGTGGCTGCCAAGAGAGGAACCAACAGCATGATCCACCGCATCACTTTCGCCAACGGCGCCTATGTCGAGTGGTTTGAGCCGGGCCGGCGCGGAGCCTGCCCGACAGCCGATGAGCCGGACTTCGACAGCCGTGTGGTCGCTACAGCGCGGGCATTCGACCCCGAGTGGGCGGGGCAGTCTTTCCACTCGAGGGTTGCCTGATGCTCGCGTTCCTGCAAAACCTCGTCGAGCGCATCGCAACGCGCCGGCCGGCCGATGTCATCATCGGCGGCGCCGAGCGGCCGTACCTGCTGCGCTGGTGGGTCATCCCCCGAAACCCGGTGTTCAACATCTATCTGCACCGCTTCATGCGTTCGGACGACGATCGCGCGCTGCATGATCACCCTTGGTGCAACCTGAGCATCCTGATCGAAGGCGCGTACACCGAGCACACGATTGCGGCTGGCGGCGTCGAGCTTCGCGCCGTGCGGCAGGCTGGCGACTGGAAGTTCCGTCGCGGCACGGCCGCGCACCGCATCGAACTGCACGCGGGCCCGTGCTGGACGCTGTTCATCACCGGGCCGCGGTACCGGCGCTGGGGATTCCACTGTGCAAAGGCAGGCTGGATTCACTGGAAGCGATTCGTGGCGGCCGACGATGCTGGCGCGATCGGGAAAGGATGTGATCAGTAATGGGCACCGTCAGCGTATTCCGCACCGAAGAACTCACCGACGCTGAGAAAAAGCAACTCGCGTTCATCTTCGACAAATTTACCGGCGCAACCGAGAAAGACACCAAGGGCTGGCGCCGCTTCGCGCCCTGGCTCTGGGGTAAGGAACTGGGCGAAGTCTTCGATATCAGCATCAAGCGCGTCCGTCACGGTGTGTTCCATCGAAAGCACATGAAGATGGAGTCGCTGGTGTTCGAGTCACAGGAGCGATTTACGGACTTCGACCGGTTCCGCGACTGGGTGAAGATCGGCGCGGGTTTTGTCGAATGGGTGCCCGGCGCAAAAGGCGGCATCGTGCCGTTGCCGAAGTCGATCGCCTACGACAAGTGCGAACAGGATGAGTACGAGGACTTCCACGGTTCCGTGATCGACTTCTTCCTGACCGAGCACTGCCAGCACTTCCTGTGGCGGCACCTCGAGGCTGGCCAAGCGGCCGAGATGATGAACACGCTGATCGGCAGCTTTGTTGTCGACTGGTGGAACGTGAAGGAGTCGCGCGAGCAGGCTGCCGCGGCAAGGGTCGCACACGAACAAGCCCAGCGCGCCGTTCCTGCGCCGCCCGTGGAGAAGGGTGTCACGGTTGACGGCGAGTCCAAGCGCGTCAAGGAAGAGGCGGTCGCGTAGTGATCGGCAAGGACACTGAATACCGCAACCGGCGGCTGCTCGATCTCGCGCACCAGCTTCAGGCTTGCACGATCGAACTGCCTGGCGTCTGCATTGGCTTCAGCGAGCACGGCTGCGAGCCGGCACACGCCAACAACTGGCGACCGGTGTACGGCAAGGGCGGCGCGCGCAAGGCGCATGACTGCTTCTTCGCCGCTGGCTGCCATCCGTGCCACGCCGAATTGGACCAGGGCAAGCGCTTCACGGCCACCGAAAAGTTCGAGTACTGGTCCCGCGGCCACGACCGAACATTGCTGGCGCTGTTTCGACGCGGCCTGCTGAAGGTGGCCGCGTGACCCGCCAGCAGGAATGCCATCAGAAGCTCGTCGACAACCCCAACCTGCAGCGCGCAGTGCACGGCGAGACGCGCGGCGACGGCTATATCGCGGCACTGGCCGTTCGCACGCCCTACGGCATCGTTTCAGCGACCTTCGACTTCGCCACGCAAGACAACATCCCCATGCTGATTTGGGGAGTTCTAGAGGGCATCGAGCGCGGATCCGTGAAGGAGACCGTAGAGCGCTTCCTCGATATCCCGAAGACGGTAATGGCTTCAACATCGGAAACCACAGACACAAAGGCACGCACGCGAAATCGTCGGGAAGTCGACTTTGACAAAAAATGCGAGCCAAGCCTCATCTGAATGCCTATCTCACCAGAAAGCTGAATCTATGGCCACCCAGAAGAATCGACCGAAACCAGGCAGTAAGGCCGACGTGGTACTCAGCACGATCGAGCGCCTGGACGAGCGCGGCGTGTCACCAGTCACCCGCAACCAGATCTACGCCGAGTGCACGCAGGACGACATTGACGTTTCCGACGTGAACGCGATGTGCATCTACCTCGTGAAGCAGGGCTTCATCCGGGAGAAGACAACGACTTTGCGGCATGCCAGCATGGGGCCACGGACGGTGAAGGCGTTCGAGCTCGTCGCCGAAGTTGAGCCAGCCTGATGCCGTGGGCCGCCAAGCGGAATTCATAGAATTTCTATATCTCTAGCCCAAACAAGGACTCCACGTATGGTTGAAATGTTTGATGGGGCGACGCTCCAAATCTTCGAGCGGCTTTCCGATCTTATGGATCAGCCCAACTTCCGCAAGGACATCATCTCCAAATCCAGTGATACGACGAATCTGAAGATTGTCGGGACATACGACGAGCCGATCGAAGTGGCGTGTAGCCTGAAGGATTGCCACCATGCACACAAACGGGGCTTCGTTGTGTCTTTGGGTGATCGCCTAATTACCAACGTGGGGAATCGTTGTGGAAAAAATGCGTTCGGCGTCAAATGGGAGAACGCCACTGGCGACTACACGACGCAACGCGAAGACTTTCGTCGGCGCAATATGGTTCGGGCGTTCAGGGCGAAGCTGCCCGAGGTCGAGAGCGAGTTGGCGCAGCTGAAGGATGGTTCACGCGGCGCCCGGTGGGCCCACCCCCTTATCTACACCTTAAGGACACGCTACAAAGGGCTTCCAGTTGTAGTTGTTGACCGCGTGTCAGAGTTGGTTCGCCTCGGCAGTGGCGTCCTAACGGTGGCCAGAGAAAAGACCGAGGCGGAGCGCGAGGCCGAGAAGTTCGGCGGAGCCGGGGCCGATGGTGGTAAGAAAACCAACTTCGTGGATGAAAGAGTCGGCCTCCTTCGAGGGATTCGCGCGTGTTCCGAAGAGATGTCGTTGTCGAAGCTGCTGGGGGCTGACCTTACGCCGAATATTGACGCGTTGAAGGCAGTCGACCCAGACACTGCGTCCTACGAGGAGGTAGACCGCCTCGCGAAGCTGGCCAGTGGTATCGATGAAGCGATCGGCCGCTTGCGCGAAGCGCTACGCGCGTGCGCAGAACTTCTGACCAAACCCAACATCATGCAGCTGCAGCTTATCTGCACCGATGACACCGAGCGCCAGCAGGTGAAAGACTTCGCAGACAAGCTGCCGGCTTGACGACCAGCCCGCCTCGGATGATGGCCCGCCACTCCGGATTGTTATGCAACTTCGAACATCATTACGCTTATGAGTGAAGACGCAAAGCCCGCACCTGCCCGCATCTCATTGCGGGATCTACTGTACGCGAACGATCCAGAGAAACTGCCGGTTTCAACCGCAGTTGGCACGTTGTACGTTCGTCGGCTTGGTGCCGGCGAGTCAAAGTTCGACGTAACGGCAGATGACGCGACAGTCGCCCGACAATGTATTCGGCTAGCCACCAACCCGATTCAGGACAAGCGAGAAGTCGAGCCGCTCGATGATGCATTGTTCGCGGGACTCAGCACAGTTGAGGTGCTGGCTTTGGCCGCGGCGCTAGCGACGCAGAGGAAGTTTGGCGCTCTTCCCGCGGACGGCGAACTGTCAGCCCTTGGCAAAAAACTGCGCGCGGAGAAGGCTGAATTCGACAAAGCGCGGACCGAGCAAATGGAGCGAACCATGGCGACGTTCACCAAAAGCTTGGGCTTCCTCGACGCCAGCGGAAGCAAGTCCGTCCTCGACGCCGTGCGAGGAGTGGAGGATGCGCGCAAGCTCCTCGGACTGGGCAAGATCGATGAAACGGTCAAGCGTTTAACGCAGGGCATTGCGCCAAGCGGATTCAGCGAGAGCGTGCTCGGAACCCCAAGTGCTCGGCACACCATGGTTGAGCCTCCGGTGTTTCCAGATTGGCACGAAACCGAGCAGGGTCAGCTCGCACACGAGCAGAAGAAAATAATCGAGCTGACCGGCGAACGCATCACGGCGATCGCAGACGCCATGAGTACATTGCAATTGGCTGTCATACAGCAGATTGTCCCTGCTCTCTCCAAGCAGGTCTCAGATGCGAAGATGGGTTCGATACTGGCGTTGATTTTCGCCGTGGGAGCGATAGCCGTCTCGGCTGGGGCTGCGTGGTGGCAGGTGGACGTCGCGAAGGACATCGATCGTGGCAACACCAAGCAACTGGAACAGGTCATCGACCTTCTGCAGAAGAGTAACGCAGCGCAAACGGCAGCGAATCAGCAGCAGGCCGAAACAATCCAACGACTGCGAGCACAGGCACAAACGCCCGTTCGTCCACCGGCCGCCCAAAAGAAATAGCGCCCATTCGTTAGTGGTCGGCTCTTCGCTCCACAATCGTTACTAGTAACAACCACTCCAAACCGGCACCCAGCTTCGAAAATTTAGCCTTCCACAGCGAGGGCGGGTCGGTGTTCGAAGCAATCATCAAGGCGTTGCTGGGACTCTTCAAGAAGGGTCCGCCCGTTGTCGCCCCCCAGCCCGAGGCTGAGCCGACCGGCGACGATCCGTTCCCGTTGACGTCAGAGCAAATGGAGGTCGCGCTGGTGGCGGCCGGAGCCGCGATCAACCAGGTCAACGTGACCCAGATCGCGGCCGCGCTGCGCGCCGCCTGCATGCGCTACGGCATCACCGACGTCCTGCCGATCGCGCACCTGATCCCGCAGATTGCGCACGAGTCGGGCGGCTTCCGCTTCACCCGCGAGTACTGGGGGCCGACACCGGCACAGCTGCGCTACGAGGGCAACAAGAACCTCGGCAACACCGAGCCCGGCGACGGCCGCAAGTTCGCCGGCATGTTCTGGATCCAGCTGACCGGCCGCTGGAACCACACCGCCTACGCGAAGTACCGCCACATCGGCATCGACACGCTGCACGCCTCGGCGGATGACCCGTACACCAACGCGGACGTCTGCCTCTGGTACATCGTGATCAACCGCCCCGGCTTCCTCGCCGCGGCGCGCGCCAACAACACCCTCGCCGCATCCATCGCCGTGAACGGCAAGAACGCCAACGATCTGCCGAACGGCTGGGATGACCGCCAGCGCCGCACGCGCGCCGTATTCCAAGCTCTGGGACTTCCGCAATGAACATCCAAATCGCAATCGCGCTCATCGCCGCGGGCCTGCTGGGCCAGTTCGCCAGCTTTGCCACGAAGGCCATGACGGGCTCGCTGTGGGGCGGCGACGTCGAACGCAACCCGTTCCGCTGGGCGTTCTGGACCGATCTCATCTGCTACCTGAAGGAGCGGCCCGGCCGCACGACGGCAGCGGTGGTGACCAACCTATTCAGCGTGCTCGGCGCCGCCGTCGCAGCGCTGAAGATGGGTTCGCCCGGGATGCTCGAGCTGGTGGCCGGCGCGCTGCTGATCGGCTGGGCGTCCGACCTGATGATCAACCGCGCCAACCAGACGTAGGAGACAGCCATGAGCCGCAAGAACTTCGACGACGCCATCACCGCGCTCGAAACCGACGCGCAGGCTTGCGAAGACGCAGTCGCCGGACACCTGGAACTAGGTGACACGGTGCAAGCGGAGGCTTCTCGCGCCAACGCCACCAGCTACCGCGCGGCCGCCGAGCGCCTGCAGGCCACCCAGTGATCTACGTTCTCCTCGTCACCATGCTCGGCTTTGCCGACGACGGCAAGCTCCGCATGTCGCACCAGGCCGCGCAGTTCCCGTCGCTCGCGGCGTGTCAGGCCGTCGCCGACGAGGTGATCAGCACAACTCGCAAGCAGCTTCCGGCAGTCAGGGTGATTGCCGGCTGTCTCCCGATGGAAAGGCCGGTGCGCTCATGAAAGCAGCGCGTCGTCGGATCAAGCGGCTCTTCGCCAGCCAACGTGGTGTGGCGCGCATGCTGCGCTACCTGACGGTTCCCGCCAACATCAAGCGCTGGTCGGATGATCTCGCGCGAGCGGCCGCTGCCAAACCTGAATTCTTGGAGCTTCCATGATCCGCGAGTTTCTTGGCTGGATGAACCCGACCCGCTGGCTGATTGCGGCCGGCATTCTCGCCACGCTCGCAGTCTCCGTATGGGGCTACGGCGCCTACCAGCACCACCTCGGCTACGTCGAGCGCGAGGACGAATACAAGAGCGCCGAAGCGGCGCAGCGCGTGAGAAACGCCACCTTCGACGCGGAGCGTGTCCGCGACGGCAGTGCGCAGGCCCGGCGCTACGACAACCTGATCGACGCCAACAACCGAAAGGCCGCCCGTGAAAAAGCTCGCCTCGCTTCCAATCCTGCTCCTGCTGGGGGCATGTGCGCACCAGGCTCAACCGCTGGTGTGCCCGGCGTACCCAATGCCGGAGGCAACGCTGATGCGTGCGCCCGAGTATCCGCCGGACTCGTCGAAGCCAATCGAATCGCCACCAACAGTGCCGACCAAGTAACCGCGCTGCAGGCGCACATCGAAGCCTCGCGTGCCGCCTACAACAAGGTCACCAACCAGACCGATACCCGGCCCGTCAGTGACGCCGAGGCGCGCTGGGCTGCTCGCCTGAAACAGGCCGAAGACATCGCAAAACGCGCGGAGGACCGTGCAAATGGAGTGCTGAAATGAAAGCCCTGATCCTCGCGCTTTGCGCATTGCCGCTGCTCGCCGGCTGCTGGAACGACTACGAGCACTACGTCAAGGCTGTCGAGGCCCAGGCGAAGTGGAAGGCGACAGGGGATATCGCTCGCGCCGATGCTTTCAAGGCAGCGGTGGAGAGCGATAACCCGATCGTCGCGGCAGTCGCCGCAAATGGCCTTGGCATCTCCGAAGCGTTGCGCACGACCGGCCGGGGCGCTGGCGCGGCTGACGCACCGATCCAGCCGCCGAAGACCGCCTATGACTACTTCGCGCTCGGCGCCAGCTTCCTGCTCGGTGGCGGCCAGATTGCGGCGCAGTTCAATGCCACCAACAAAGGTGCGGCGGTCGCGGTGGAGCAGATCCGCGGTCAGGTGCAAATCGAGAACGGCCGCTCGCAGGAGCGAATCAGCATCTTCAACCGGTTCGGGCAGACGTCTGAAGCGCTCGGCGGCCAGACGCGGGACGTGGCGCTCGGCCTGGGCAACAACCTCGAGAACGCGACCAAGGATCCGCGCAACGTGACCAACGTCACGGTCAACGGCAACAACAACGCCACCGGCGTGAACGGCTCGCAGGCGACGAACACGCAGACGCAGATCGCGAACACCAACAACTGCCCGAGCGGCAACGGCGGCACCGGGACCCCGGGCAGCAGCACGTCGACGCCGGGCGAGACCGGTACCGCGACCGCAACGAACACCGGCACCACGGGCGCGCAGAGCGGCACCACAGGTTGCAACGCGGGGAAGTAGGTGCACGTGGAGTGGAAGGAAGCCTTCATGGCACTGGGTGGTCTCGCGATCGCTGGCCTGTCCTGGTACGTCCGCGGCATGGTGGCTGACCTGAAGGAGCTTCAGACCGCCATCGCCGCGCACCGGCTGCACGTCTCCGAGAACTACGCCAAGCGCACGGAGTTCGAGAGCCTCGAGCGCAAGATCGATGACGGCTTCCAGCGCATGTACGACAAGATCGACGAAAAGGCTGACCGATGAGCGAGTCCACCCTAGCGCCGTTTCAACTGCGCGTTGTGTCCGAGAAGGCGGAGCTCGATGACCGCATCGCCAAGCTGACCGAGTTCATCGACGGCCCGGCGTTCGTTCTGGTCGACCAAGTCGAACAGCACCGCCTCATTGAGCAACGTGGCGCCATGCGCGCCTACAGCCGAATCCTCGGCGAGCGCATTGAGAACTTCAAGCCTGGTGTCTGATGCCCGCCAAACCCCGCAAATGGGTGGACTACGACCCCGCGATCCACGGTAACCCGTTTGAGTTCGCGCTGCTCGAAGCCGCGCGCCGCCGCGCCGAGCTCGATGGCGCACACCCACCCAGCCGCTGGTTTCGAAACGATGAAGCTCGGAAAAGCCCCACCCAAGATTGATGCCCGCACGCTGCGGGTGTCGGATTACCTCGGCGACCTCGGCAAGGCGCCGGAGGCCGTGCTGTGGGCCGACCGCCGCTACTCGATGCTCGGCAACGACAGCCTCGGCAACTGCACCTGCGTCGCTGCTCACCAGGCCGTGCAGACCTGGCAGAAAGCCAGCGGTGGCGAGGTTGCGCGGCCACGGGCCGCCGACATCTTGCGCACCTATCGCGCCTTCACCGGGTACGACGGCACGCCGGCGACGGACAACGGCAGCGACATGCTCGCCATCCTCCGGAAGTGGCGGAAGTCCGGACTCAGCACTGGGCACCGCATCAAGGCCTTCGCCACGATCGATGACGACGCGCTGCCACTGCTGCGTCAGGCCTGCTGGCTGTTCGGTGGCCTGCACCTGGGCATCGCGCTCCCGAAGTTCGCGACCACCGCAATCGACTGGGAGCGGCCGCGCAACACCGCGACCCGCGACAACAAGCCCTACAGCGCCGGCGGCCACGCCGTGCTGATGGTTGGCTACACGCCGACGCACGCCATCCTGGTGACGTGGGGCCGTCGCATCCGCGCCAGCTGGGACTTCCTCGAAACCTACTGCGACGAGGCTTACGCCTGTTTGGCTGACGAGTGGAGCGCGGCGCGCGAAGCGTTCGACCGCGGCCGATTCGACACCGACCTCGCGGCCATCGTGAGCGGCCGTTCGGCCTGACGCAGACATGGCAGCAGCGAAACCCAAAAAGCCCACCGCAAGGCGAGAGAAAGCACCTCCCGCGAAAACCGGCCGCCCCCCCATGGAATTCAACCAGGAGGCGGTCGATTTCATCTGCGAGAAGATCGCCAACGGCGACTCGCTCCGCAAGGTGCTTCGCGAGCACCAAGCCGCTCAGAATCTTCCGGGAATGTCCACGATTTTCAAGTGGCTTGACGCGCACGAAAGTTTCGCGAAGCAGTACGCGCGCGCGTGTGATGAGCGGGTCGAGACCTTTGCCGAGGAAATCAAGGACCTGTCGGACGAGGCAGTAGGCAAAGGTGCTGCTGGCGTCAACGCCAAGAAGCTGCAGATCGAGACGCGGAAATGGCTCATGGGCAAGACGAAGCCCAAGAAGTACGGCGACCGCGTGCAGGTCGACAACACGCACAGTTTCGAGAATGTCAGCGACGAGGATCTGATCGCGCGGCGCAACATGCTGCTCAAGAACAGCGGATTCACGGTACCGGTGACTGGCGAAACGCGGAAAAACACCGAAGCCTGACGCGAAAGATTGCCGGGAATGGAGCTTTCGCGCAACGAAACGATAGAACTGATCGCGATTCAGGAGGAGATCAATCGCCGAGCGCTCGCGAAGCCAATCGGCAAATGGTTTCCCGAAGTCAGCGACCTGGCGAACAAGATCTACGGCCGAGAGCTGTACCCGAAGCACATGGCGTTCTTCGAGGCGGGGGCCAAGTTCAACGAGCGCGGCTTCATCGCGGCGAACCGGATCGGCAAGAGCGTGTGCGGTGGCTACGAGACGGCACTGCACGCGACCGGCCTGTATCCGTCCTGGTGGCCGGGCTGGCGGCTCGAGCGCTCAATGCGCGGCTGGTGCGCTGGCAAGACCACCGAAACGACGCGCGACATTGTGCAGGTCGTGCTGTTCGGGCCGACCGATGCGTTCGGCAGCGGCATGATCCCGCGCCATCTCATCGGGGACGTCCGCACGCGGCCGAACACGAACGGCGCACTCGACTACGTGCACGTCAAGAACGAACGCCTTGGCCAGTGGGGCCGCATCGCCTTCAAGGCCTTCGAGCAGGGCCGCCGCGCCTTCGAAGGCACCGAACAGGACTGGGTCTGGGGCGACGAGGAGATGCCGGCCGAGATCTACACCGAATGCCTGACACGCACCGCCACCACGAACGGCCGCATCGTGCTGACGTTCACGGCGCTCGACGGCGTCACCGAGCTCGTTCACCAGTTCCTGACCGACGGGGTGAAGCTTGCCTAAGGCCTACGTCATGGCGGGCTGGGATGACGTCCCGCACATCGAGCAGGCCACCAAGGATGCGCTGCTGGCCAGCTATCCGCTGCACGAACGCGACGTGCGCACCAAGGGCATTCCGAAGCTGGGCTCCGGCGCGATCTATCCGGTGCTCGATGACGCGCTGTCGATTGCGCCATTCGTGATCCCCGCGATCTGGCCGCGCATCGCCGCCATCGACTTTGGCACCAAGAACCCGGCCACCGTCTGGGGGGCTTGGGACCGCGACAACGACTCGGTGGTGATCTACGACGCCTGGAAGGGCGACGGCCAGACGGTCTACACCACGGGGCAGCACGCTGACATCGTGCGCTCGCGCGGCGCGTGGATCCCGTGCGCCTGGCCGCATGACGGCAAAGGCGCCGATCGCGGCAGCGGCACGCCGTACGCAACGGCGATGCGCGAGAAGGGGCTGAACATGCTGCCCGAGCACGCCCAGCACGCCGAAGAGGGCATTGGCGAAGAAACGAAGTCGGCGCTGACCTCGGTCGAGGGGGGCATCAAGTCGCTGTACGACGCCATGATGGAAGGCCGCCTCAAGGTCTTTTCGCACCTGTCGAACTGGTTTGACGAGAAGAACCTGTACCACCGCAAGGACGGCAAGATCGTCAAGGAGCGTGATCACCTGATGGACGCCACTCGTTACTTGTGGATTTCCCGCCGCTTTGCTTCACTCGCGCCGAACAAATCAACCACGCGGCAGCCGCGGGGAAACTGGAAGATGCTATGAGCGAGACTGAGACCCGGACCGCGCTTCTCCGCCGAGTGCTTTGCGCAAAGCGAGTGACTGCTGCGCGTCGGCGTCAGCTGATTCCGGCTCCGTCAGCAAACGCCATCAAGCCCATCGTCGCCGCCGTGCGAGGTGCGCTGTGAGCGGCCAAATTCTCGGAACCGCGGGTCGCCCGATGTACATGGTCGGCGGTCGTGGTGCTCGCGCCACCGGCATAAAGGGCAGCATTGCCTGGGCGCTGCAGTACATCAACGACGAGCCCGCGCTCTGCATGTGGCGCGCATCTGGTTCGCGCGGCGAGTCCAATCGCCTCGGCAGCGGCCACCGTGTCTTCGCGATCTGTCTGTCGTCGCTCTACAAGTACGTCGACGACAGCGGCAATGTCAACGTGCCGTTTGCCGTGCAGACTGCGATGCGTGAGGTCGGCCACATGCGGTTCGGCGACGAGGGCAAGGCGAAAAGCGCCGTGCACAACATCGTCGACGTGATCGCCGAGCACCTCGAAGACCTACTCAAGATGAAGCCCCGGCCGGACGGCTACACCGACACCCTGGCCGAGGAGGTCAAGCTGGCGGAGGTGCTGGTCCGTGACAACGGCAGCGGCAAGATCCTCCACGAAGGCGAGCTCCGCGGATGAGAATCGCGAATGCGCGCGCGGGCGATCGCGTATCGCCGACCTACGGCAGCGCCGACGAGGAGAAGCCGGCGCACCCACTCGACTCGTCCGAATCAGTCAACAAGCTGCGGCGCCTGCTCGGCTACGTCCAGTTCGAACGCGACTTCCAGTCCGAGAATCGCCTGCTCATGGCGCGCGACGAGGCGTACTACGACCACGATCAGCTGACCGAGGAGGAGAAAGCCGTCCTCGAAGCACGGGGCCAGCCGGACGCCGCCATCAACATCATCAAGCCGCTGGTCGACTGGATGATCGGCACCGAGCGCCGCATGCGCTTCGACCAGACCGTGCTGCCGCGCGGCAAGGAAGACAGCGCAGCCGCGGAGCAGAAGTCGAAGCTGCTGAAGTACCTGTCGGACGCAAATCGTTCGCCGTTCGAGCGTTCGACCACGGCGTCGGAGTGTTTCAAGGCTGGCCTTGGCTGGACCGAAGTCGGCATCCGTCCGGACTTCGACGACGGCGAGCGCCTGCTCAACCGCACGGTGTCGTGGCGCAACATGTATCACGACTCGATGTCGCGCCGGAACGACCTGGAGGACGCCCGCTACGTCATTCGCATGCGGCACGTGGACCTCGACATCGCCGAGAAGTACTTCAAGGATCGCGCTGACGTTCTGAACCGTGCCGCAAACCACGTCGGCGACCGCCGCTTCCAGTTCGACGAAGACGACATCTGGTACATGGGCGAGCGGATTAATGGCCGCCCGCTGGCCAGCGGCTATCGCTCCTCGCTGGGTGGCATCCGTACCGGCTGGCTCGAGCGTAAGCAGGTCAAGCTGTACGAGGTCTGGTACCGCGAAGTCCAGATGTGCGACGTCATCACGAAGGGCCCGTTCGCCGGCGCCGTGCTGATGCAGACCGACGGCCCGCTACTCTACCTGCAGCAAGAACAGGGCTGGCCGGTCGAGCGCCGCCTGAAGATGCGCATGCGCGTGGCCATCATGACGGACTTCGACCTGCTCCTGGACCAGGACAGCCCGTACCGCCACAACCGTTTCCCGTTCGTGCCGATGTGGTGCTACCGCAAGGCCTCGACCGGGCTGCCCTACGGGGTGGTGCGCGGCCTGATCGGCGAGCAGGACATCTTCACGAAGATGAACGCCAAGGCGGTGCACGCGCTGTCGACGAAGCGCGTCGTGCACGAAGCTGGCGCCCTGACGCCAGAAACGGCGCAGAACCTGGCGACGGAGATCGCGCGCCCCGACGCGATCATCGAGCTCGCCGCCGGCGGCATGGCCAAGTTCCGCGTCGAAACCGATCACGAGGTCGCGTCGCAGGCGCTGCGCATCGCACAGATCCACGAGACGATGTCGCGCAATACCTCTGGCGTGACGCAGGAAAACCTGGGCCGCGGTCCGACGAACCAATCTGGCAAGGCGCTGCTCGTGAAGAGCGAGCAGGGCGGCATGGTGACGGCCGAGCCCTTCGACAACCACCTGCTGGCATCGCAGCTGGCGGGGGAGCTTGAGCTCTCAAACATCGAACAGTTCTACACCGAGCGCAAGGTCGTGCGCTTGGTTGGTGACCGCGACAACGCCGACTTCATCACGGTGAACGACCCCGAAGCCAACGACGCCGGCGAGGTGTCCGACCCGATCACGGCGAGCAAGGCGGACTACATCATCGCCGAGCGTGATGCCCGCGCCTCCATGCGGCAAGCGATGTTCGAATCGTTTGGCGAAGTACTCGGCCAGATCGCGCCGAACGCACCTGACGTCGTCCGCAATCTGCTCGACATCCTGGTCGACATGTCCGACATGCCGAATCGCGAGGAAGCCGTCAAGCGCATCCGCCAGGTCACCGGCCAGCGCGACCCCGGCGAGAAGATCTCGCCCGAAGAGCAGCAGGCGATGGAGAAGCAGCAGGCGAAGCGCGAGCAGCAGGAAGAACTGGCGCTGCAGACCGCGCAGGCCGCGTTGCGCAAGTTGGTGGCCGAAGCGGATGGCATGGATGCCCGCGCGCTGAAGGATCGCCTCATGGCTATGTTCACGGCGCTCGAAGGCGGCGCAGTTCTCAACTCAGCGCCGCAGGTCGGTCAGACCGCCGCGCAACTCGCAGCCGCTGCCGATACGCCCGGCGGCGCGCCGCCGCTGGCCGTTCCAGATTCACCAGAAGATCCCACCTCGAGCGGTTACGTCAAAACAAACCGCCTCAACCTGCCCACACGATAGGAGAGCCGAATGGCCACTGATGCACACATTGATACCCTGCTGAGCGCCGACGAGCGCGCCGCAATGGCTGAGCTTGACGCTTTCGGCTCGGGCGAAGCCGCGCCAGCCCCTGCCCCAGCGCCCGAGCCCGCCCCGGCTCCAGCACCGGCCGATCCGCCGGCAGCACCACCGGCTCCGGCACCAGCAGCGGCGAAACCGCCCGCGGATGCTCCTCCCGCGCCTGCAGCAGAGGCGCCGCCTGCGCCGCCCGCCCCACCGGCACCGGCAAGCGAACCCGCACCCGCACCGCCCGCGGAAGCGCCGGCACCCGTTGCCGAGGCGTCGGCCGCTGACACCGATGACGACGAACCGATCTATCTGCCCGTCGCCGATGTCGCGCCACTCAAGACCGAGCTCACGAAGGCCGAGGAACAGCTTGAGCAGATCGCGGTCAAGGTCGACGCTGGCGACATGACGCAGGCCGACGCCATCCGCGAGAGCGGCAAGGTGAACGCGCAGATTGCGCGCCTCAATGCCGACATCCGCGCTGCCGAGACTGCCGAGCAGACCAACGCCGACATCTCCTCGAAGTTCGTCGATAAGACACTGTCGCGCTTCATGGCAGACCCCGACAACAAGGTGCTGTACGTGAAGGACTCGCCGGCCTGGCACGCCATGGATACCGCGCTCAAGACCGTGGGGGCGTCACCAGCCAATCAGGGCAAGAGCTATGCGTGGGTCGTGCGCGAAGCCGATCGCGTCGCGCGCGCCATGGTGAATCAGCCGCGCAAGGCCGCAGGAGCACCGGTTGCAGCGGCGCCACCGGCACCTGCCGCTCCAGCTGCGCCGGCAGCGGCCAAACCAACGGCCGATCGTCACTCCACTACCCCAGTGCCGACCACGCTGGGCTCGCTGCCCGCCGCGGCGCCGGAGCAAGTGACTGGCGAATTTGGGTATCTCGATGCGCTCACCGGTGTTGAGCACGAGAAGGCGCTGGCCAAGCTCACGCCGGACCAGATGGCTCGTTACTTGTCTTTCGCGTAATCGCATGCAAAGATCAATCTACATCGATCTCGAACCGGGTCAATCCGTCGGGGTCAACGGCGGGAAAGTCCGCATGACGCTCGAACAAAAGAGCGGGCGTCGCGCGAGACTCAAGGTCGTTTTCGATGACTCGCAGAGCGTTGAGGCGCCGCGCGCACCGTCAGGTGCACCGGCTCTCGCCGCGAAAGGACTCTCGGGGATGTAGCGCGGCCCGCGCAGGGCATCACATTGGCGCGCAGTAGGTGCGCTGGAAGTTTCAACTTTCAGGAGCACCTACTATGTCAGAGACCATTGTCCCCGTCGGGGACCCGCGAGCCGTCAAGCGATTCAGCGGCGCGCTCGCTCACGACGTCGTTAAGACGGCTTACTGGACCAGCAAGATGATGGCGCCGGGCTTCGAGTCCCGCAAGCCCGTCATGGTCATGAACGACCTCGTCAATGCGGCGGGCGACAACATCACGTATGACCTCGCTGCTCAACTCAAGCAGGAACCGGTCTACGGTGATGCGAAGGCCGAGGGCAAGGAAGAAGCCCTCAGCATGTATACGGACAACATCTACATCGACCAGGTGCGCTGCCCTGTGTCCGGTGGTGGACGGATGTCGCAACAACGCACGCTGCACGATCTGCGCAACGTGGCGCGCGTGAAGTCCGCCGACTGGTGGCAGCGCTACGTGGACGAGGTCATCTTCTGCTATGCCTCGGGTGCCCGCGGCGTGACGACGGATTTCATCGTGTCGACTGGCTTCACCGGCTTCGCGGGTAACGCATTCACGGCCCCGGACGCGGCGCACCAGTCGTACGCAGGCGCGGCCACCTCGAAGGCCTCGCTGGCTTCGACCGACAAGCTGTCGCTCACCACGATCGACAAACTGAAGGCGAAGGCGCTCACGATGGGCGGCGGCACCGATGGTGTGCCCTCCATGGTGCCGGTGAACGTCGACGGCATGGAAACCTACGTGATGGCGATGCATCCGTGGAGCGAATACGACCTGCGCCAGAACGCGAACACGGGTCAGTGGGCGGACATCCAGAAGGCGCTGATCACTTCGGCGGGCGCCAACACGCCGATCTTCAAGGGCGGCCTGGGGCTCTACAACGGAGTCCTTCTGCACGCGCATCGCAACATCATCCGCTTCAGCGACTACGGTGCTGGCGGAAACGTGGCCGCCGCCCGCAACTTGTTCCTCGCTTCGCAGGCGCTGTGCGTCGCATTCGGCAAGGGCTCGGCGGGCTTCCGCTTCAACTGGTGGGAAGGCAAAGCGGACGGTGACAACCAGGTCATCATCCACACGGGCTGCATCTTCGGCGTGAAGAAAACCAACTTCAACGTCAAGGGTACGCAGTACGACTTTGGCGTTGTCGCCACCGACTCGGCCTGCGCCAACCCGGGCTAAGACCGAACCCCCGGCCTCGCGTCGGGGGATTTCAACCCCAATTCCTAGGAGCCCGACATGGCAAACATCCTCACCGACTACTCGGCCGGCCGCAAGCCGATGCCGTACCCGCTCGACCAGGGCCTCGTGGCGCTGGAGTTCGATTACGCCTTGCCCACCGGCCAGGCCTACGCCCTCAACGACACGATCGAGCTGGGCCTGATGCCGTCCAACTGCGAACCTGTCGATTGCTTCCTGAGCTACGAGGCGCTGGGCGCTTCTGGCGCGGTGTCGCTGGGCATCCTCAACTCCGGCAAGACCGACCTGGACACCTCGGCCGCGTCCGGTGGCGCAGCATGGATTGGCGCCACCACGGTTTCGGCCGCTGGTCTCACCCGCGCCACGACCCCGGCCTGCACCAAGGTCCAGACGTCGACGGCTGATCGATCGATTGCGCTGAAGGTGACCACGGCTATCGGAACGCCGGTCGCTGGCGCTCGGATCATCGCCGTGGTTTTTGTCCGCTCGGCGCCGTAATCGTCGTCACTGTCGTGTGACCTTTGGCTGCGGCTCCGGCCGCGGCCATTTTTTGAAGGAACCGAGATGAAAATCGAATGCACCATCCGTCGCGACGTTGTTCAGCGTCTGGCTGACGGCACACCCGTCCGAATCATCGGCACCGAAGTGCCCTTTGATGGCGAGGATGGCCCCGTCGTCTACCACTTCAAGCCCTCGGAGGGCGATGAGCGCCACCTGGCGGAGGTCAAAGACGAGACGCACGCGCGTCGACTGCTGTCGATCACGGAGTCCTTTGCGCCGGCGGATGATGAAGCTGCCAAGATCGCGGCGATCGTCGGCAAACGGCCAGAAGACGATTTTGCCGACCCGGAAATTACCGGCAAGAGATTCGAAGAAGCCGGCCTCAAGGCGATGAAATATCCGGCACTCAAGAAGCTCGCCGTCGAGCGCTTCGGCCTGCAACTCGCCGCCAACGCCAGCAAGGACGAATACGTCGTTGCCATCCTGAACGCGCAGGGCTAGCCAACCGTGACGACGGCGTCTGACGTGATTGCTTCAGCGCGCAAGACGCTGAACGACCGCATCCCGCTGTCGGGCGGTGTCCGCTATTCGGACACCGATCTGCTGGGCTGGTTGAACGATGGCATCGTCGAGACGTATGCCGTTCGCCCTGACCTTCGCTTCGGCAACTATGGCACGGCCGTGGTCTCGCTCAACTTGGGCGACCCGATGCCGTTCGAAGGCCGCGAGCGCATCGCGGTTGAGGCCTATGTTGTCGGTCGCGCCGAGTTCATCGAGGATCAGCACGTTGACTCGGGGCGCGCACAGGCCGCGTTGGCGCTAGCCAAAACACTCGCGCTGGGAGGCTGACATGGCCATGAAGTCGTGGGCCCGGATGCTTGATGACATCGCGCCGGACCTGCCGCAGTGTCCGATTGACCTGATCCAGCACCACCTGCGCCGCGCCACGATCTCGCTCTGCGAGGATTCGCAGGTCTACCGGGTGAATTCGGATGCCGTCGATCTGGTTGCAGGCGAGGCATCGGTCGACATGGATCTGCCCAGTCAGACCGAGCTCGTGCAAGTCGTGCTGATCACCTTCGACGGTGTCGAGGTCAAACCGCTCGACATCGGCACGCTGCAGCGAGAGCAGCCGCGGTGGCGTACTCAGACAGGATCGGCGCCACAGTACTACTACGGAAACGGTGACGATTCCATCAGCGTCTACCCGATTCCGGACACGTCGATCGCTGGGAAGCTCTACGCAACGGTCGCGGTTCGGCCGATCGAAACAGCGGATGGCATCGAGGCCTGGGTCTATCGGAAGTACGGCGACGGAATCGTCGGGCGCGCGAAAGCCGAGCTCAAGGCCATGCTCAACAAGCCGTGGTCCGACCGCGGCGCTGTCGGCGCGCACGAAGCGGCGTACATGGCGAAGGTCGCCACGGCGATCAGCGACGCCGCTAGAAGCCAATCCAACACGCCGCGCCGCTCGGTGCCGCAATACATCTAGGAGACCCACATGAGTGGCCTGTCGAACTACGCCGCCAATCAGATTCTGGAGTGCTACATCCGGCGCAGCGCCGGCATCAGCGTCCCCGCCGCGCTCTACCTGTCGATGCACACCGGGAACCCGGGCGCCGACGGTACCGCGAACGTCGTCGCATACACGGGCTATGCCCGCGTCCGAGTGGACAATGTCACCAACTTCTTCGCCGGCACCGCTGTCGTTCAGTCCGATGCTGCGGGCCGCAAGGTCATCAACAACGCTTCGGTTCAGTTTCCGACCGTGGCCGGCAGCGGATTCATTGCGACCCATGTTGGCCTATGGGATGCGTTGTCAGGCGGAAACTTCATCGCCGCGATCGACCTCACCGCAAGCCTGACTTTTGCGATCGGCGATATCCCGATCGTCAACACGTCGAACTTGACCGTCATCGCCAAGACGCAGATCTGACATGCGCGGTGCCCTGAATCGATACGTTTACAACGGCCGCGCGTACCGGCGCACCGGCCTGGCCGGCTCGGCAACGATCGAGCTGACCGGCAGCGGCGCGTCGGCCCGCCTCGTATCACTGATCGGATCGGTCGCGCTCGAGCTTGCGCCAGTTGGAGTTCTGACACGTGCGCGCTCGCTCCGCGGCGTTGCGAACATCGAGATCGCCGCCACGCTGCGCGGCGAAGCGCTGCGCATCCCCGAGCGCATCGAGTTCATGCGCCGCCCACGCGGTGACCGCAGTTTCCGTCGGCCAGCGCAGACGCGCGTTATGCGCGGGGAGAAATCGACGTGAGCAAGTACATCGCAAAGTACGAAAAACAGCCCTCCGAGGTGCTGCCGTACGTCTACACGCCGCAGGACGACCTCGAGTCCGGCGACACGATCAGCACGGCGAACCTGACCATCGTCGACGCCGCCACCGGCGCCGCGTCGGTGTCGCCTGGCCTCAACGCGGCGACCGTCGCCACTGGCGTGGTCAGTGGCGAGCAGGTGGTGATCATGAAGCTGCGCGAGGGTGTCACCGGGTCTCAGTACAAGTGCACCGTCAAGGTGACCACGGCGCAGGGCTACACGTACGAGGATGACTTCCTGATCAAGGTGCGCGAGAAATGAACAAGTTCACCAACAATGCGGTGGCGGCGCTGGCGTCGTCGATCTCGAACTCTCAAACCAGCATCACTGTTCAAACCGGGCAGGGCTCGTTGTTTCCCACCATCTCGGCAGCTCCGGGAAGTCAAGAGTTCTGCACAGCGACGCTGTACCAGTACGGAACGGCCGGCGAGTCAAACCACGAGATCGTGAAGGTCACCGGGCGAAGCGGGGACAGCCTCACGGTAGTGCGCGGATACGAGAGCACGACACCGCGCGCATTCAATGCAGGCGATCCGATCGAAATTCGGGTCACTGCTGACGCGCTCAATAACCCGAATCCCCAGTCGGTTCGCTACGCGGAACGCGCAGGCTTCGAGGCCGTGCATGATCTGGGCTCATCGGGCGCCGCGAAGACGATCCCGTTCGACGCGAAGAGCCTCTGCAAGATCACCTTGAATAACTCGGCGCCGACCTTGTCGCTGCCGACCACCAACGTCTGGCCAGGCGCTTACCGCCTCCTCCTGTTCCAGGACGCCACCGGAAATCGTGTGCCGACGTGGCCGCAGGTGCCCGATGGCAACTGGGTGAATGACGCGGCGACGCCGCAGCCCCGGCTGACTGCGGCAAAGCTCACCATTTACGACTTCGTCTATGACGGTTCCGCTTGGTACGGCGGCGCCACACCCGTGGGATCCATCTGATGAGCGTTGAAATCAAGTATTACAACGGCGACAACGTCAGCGATGCCGACTATGGCGATGCGCAACTGTACGGGACGTACGCCGACTGGGAATTGACTGATCCGTCGCTCTGGCCCACGACGGTTGATTACCCATCGGTCGCTACCTGGGTCGAAGGCGATCTGATCGTGGTGACGCTCGTCCTGCTGACCGGAATCAGCGGAATCGGAAGTCTGCCGGTCTCGCCGTCTGGCTGGACCCCTTTCGGCTCGGTAGAGCGGATCTGTTCAAACGGGCGCCGATTAAAGGCGTGCAGTTACTGGCGGATTCGGGGAGCCAGCGATCCTGCCTCTTACGGCTTCCTCGGTGTGGGCGATTCCAATGTTGCATTCATCGGCATGACTGCAGCGATTTTCGGCAAAGCAACATCGGTCGTTGAGCGGGCCGTCGCGACGGAGATCATCACGGTGGGCAGCCCATACGCGCCCATCGACGGAGAAACACTGATTCCCCGGTACTACACGAAGGCCGGGAATGCCGCCGTTATCAACTTCCATGCCCAGAAAACCGATCCAGTCATCAGTATGTGCCCGACGCCGTATCGCACGATTTACAGTGGAGGCGAGCCATACGTGCCCCCAGGCTCGGACACAGTTCTTTCGACACTGTACAGCGTGGACAGCGCGGCACCCGGCGGGCAATGGGTCGCCTTCGGCATGCGCTACGACGTGATCGCGAAGAAAGGCGCGGGCCTCTTGGGTGGCCGCCTGTTCTGATGACGTTGATCGCGGTCAACACTTTCAACGGCGAGATTCCGAAGCTTGAGAAGCATTTGTTGCCGGACACCGGGGCGAACTACGCCCGCGATATCGACACGCGCAGCGGCGCGCTTAAATCGCTAGCCGATGTCTCGCCCATTTCTGCAATCACGGCGGCCGTGCAGTCGCTGTACACCGAGAACGGACTGACGTTTTTCACATGGCCAACGGACGTTGATGCCGCGAAATCGCTCATCGTCGGCGACATCTACAGCCGGGTCTACTACACCGACGGCAATTTCTTCTATGGCACGCAGGCCGCTTTCATGGCGCCAACGGGCGGACCGCCGTCTAGCTCATGGCGTCAAGGCGTTCAGCCGCCGGCGTCGTTCGCTTTGTCCACGATCACCAACGCGACGAGTTGGCCAGACGGGGTGTCGATCTCGGCGAAGTTCTTTTACGAATCGGGCGCGGTTCGCGCCCAGGAAGCTGACATCGGTCTGACCCAGGTCGGCGCCGAGGTTGGTCGCTTGTATCGCTTCACGCCGCCAGCGCGCGACGCCGCGGCGACCGCGGCCGTGACGATCTCGGCCGTCGGTTACTACGCCAATGGCGAGGTGCTGTTCGAGTCGCCAGAAGCCGTCACCGTCGTCTCCGGTACCCAGATCCAGACTCAGAGCGCGGGCGTGATAACCGCGCAGTACGTCTTAGTTAACAACCTGCAAATCACGAACCCGGACAATCCTCCCGCGAATCAGTACCTGTCGGTGCAGAACCTCTGGGACGACGCCGACACATCGGGCAAGACACCGACGAGTTCGGTACCGGTGCTGATGATCACCGGCAAGAAGGGTACGGAGACGCTCTTCACGCTCTACAGCGAGGGTAGTTCTTTTGTCCGCAACGACCAGCCGGCCAAAGTCAGCATCAAACAGGTTCAGAACACGTCCAGCTACGAGGCCTCCATTGAGTGGGGTGGCAATGGCCTCATCGGCAAAAGCGCTTCGCGAAAGACGGCGTCATACGTCTGCACATGCGTCAACCTGTATGGGGAAGAGAGCAAGCCTTCGGATCCGCTGCTCGTGACCACCGACTACCTTCAAAGCGCCGTTTTTTCTGTCGTCGTGCCCGCTCAGAACGGCTACGCAGCGTCGACGCAGATTCGCATTTACGAGACCATCACGGGAAGCAAAGACACGGCCTATCACCTGTCCCTGACGGCCAATCAAAGCAACGGCACGATCGCCGCGTTCTCAGTTGCGAACGCGTTGGCGACCGTCGGGCCAACGCTGGAAACCATCGGGTGGAACTTGCCGCCCGCAGGGGTGTTCGGGCTGCAGCCTACGCCGTTCGGCAGCTATGTCATGGCCAAGGGGAACGAACTCTATTGGACCGAACCCTTTCGGCCTCACACGACGCCATTCAAGTACGTCATGACTTTTCCGAACAACATCAAGGCGATCAAGCAGACCGCATTCGGTTTGCTGGTGGTGACGACGGCCCAGGGTTACATGGTGACCGGCATGTCGCCCGACTCCATGGCTCGTACCGAACTGCCGGTCCGTGCCTCAATCGTATCGAAGCGCGCGATCGCGACGCACGGCAACACAGCGTGGTTCGCCAGCGAAGACGGGCTCGTGCTGGTTCAAGGTGTCGGCGCGACGCTGGAACCGTGGCAGAGGCTGTTCACGCGCGAGAAGTGGCGGGAGCGCTACGGCGCGAGCTACGCAAACTTGGTGCTGACATCACACGACGGCTATCTCGTTGGCTTGCTGCCGAACACGGACGGCTTCCTGCTGCGCCTGGACGAGCAGGGCGGCGAGTTCATCCGGCTTGGGGTGATCGGCAACTGCGCGTTCGTGCTCCCGCAGACCGACGGCCTGTACATCGGCCGCAGCGCCGGTATCGTCCAGTTCGCCGGAGGACTTGGCCGCGCAGGCAAGTGGACCAGCAAGGAATTCACGCTGCCAAAGCCGAAGAACTTGGGGGTGCTGGAGATCTGCGGGGACGGATCGATTCCATACACGATCACCGCAGACTCGCGTACCGTGGCCACCGGGACCGTCGCGGCGATCGGCCGCGGTACGATGGTGAGGCTCCCCGCGGGTTTCAAGGCGCAGCGTTGGACCATTTCGTTGGATTTGGTGGACGGCGTCAGCGTCACTTCGATTCGCATGGCGGAAACCCCACAGGAGCTCGCCAGTGTCTGACCTGCGGGTCGGCCAGCCATCTGTCGCTGGTGTCGCGGACCCCCAAGCGCAGGCCGTCCTGCAGCACATCCTCGACCTGCTCAACGTGCGCCAAGGGTTCACCGGCGACGGCGAAGAGCAGTTCATCACGCGCAAGATGTTGCGCGATCAGGGTGTCGCGATCGAGCGCCTCGGTGACGGTAAAGGAGCGCTGGCGAGCGCTGCGGACGCGGGTAGCGTGCGCAACCGACTCGAATCCCTGCTTGGCACGAACATCCAGTCGATTCAGGACGCCATCGCGGGATCGCCGTCGTTTCAACTGCTGGGCGATCCAGTGCAGCCGCTCGCCGGCGGGGGCGCGCAGATCGCCGAAGTGCGGCGAACGATGAACAATCAGTTCGCCAGCTTCGCACAGCTGAGCACTACCCTTCAAGCGCAGATCGGACAGCAGCGTGTCACGGTGATCCAGAACGCCGAGGCGGTCGCTGACCTCGATGGCCGCGTACGGGCGCAGTACTACGTCAAGATCGACAACAACGGCCACGTGTCTGGTTTCGGGCTTTTCAGCACCGCGAACAACGGCGCAGCAATCAGCGAGTTTTACGTCCGCGCCGATCGGTTTGCCATCGGTGCGCCTGGCGTACCGCGCGCAACGAATCCAGACGGTAGCTTCCAGGCCGCTGCGCAGGCAGAAATCCCTTTTGTTGTGTTCACAACACCGACCGTTATTGACGGTAAGACGGTACTTCCCGGCGTCTACATGCGGCGCACGTTCATACACGACGGCGCCATCGTGAACGCGATGATCGGCAACGCAGCGGTGAACACGATCGAGATCGCCGGCAATGCGGTCACGGTGCCGGTCTCGGCCAACCAGTCTGGCACCGTGACGCTGTCGCCGACCTGGCAGACCGTCGTGTCGGCCAGCATCACCTACGACGCTGCATCGGTGCCACCGAACACGGTGATCATCGCGAACGGGTACACGTCCGCGGTCGCCGGATCGAACTATCACTCGGTGCTGGGCCGGATCGTGATTGATGGCGTGCCGTACTTCGACTTCGGCATTTCGGTGAAAACGCAGGACGCCGGCTCAGCGCTGCCCACCCTGCAACTGGTTTCGGACTCAGTGCTCGGCGCTGGCTCCCACACCGTCGAATATCAGGTCTCAATTCCAGAGTCCATCACCGGTTACCCGGGATTCACGAAGGCCAGCATCCTGCTGCTGGGGGCGAAACGATGAGTTCGGAGAAGTTCACGGTCTACGACACCCGGACCGGCGCGATTCTGCGTACCGGCACCTGCCAGCCTGGCCAAGGTTGGCGGCAGGCCGCTCATGCATGGGAGCAGTCGGTCGAGGGCCATGTCGACGGCGACGCAAACTGGCACGACGGCCACAAGTTCGAAGCGCGCAAACCGATGCGGCTGCGTGTCGGGAAGCTGGTCATTTTCGCGGTGCCGCTCGGCGCCACGTTGCAGTGCCAAGGACGAACCTACGGCCCGGTGATGGATGGCGTTGCCGAGTTCTCGTTCAACCATCCCGGTGAGTACGTTGTTTCCGTCGAGGCGCCGGCGTATCTGCCGGCCAGCGTGACCTTGATCAAGCCATGAAGATCGCCCACAACACCGACTACGGCGAGCGGCGCGCAGCTGACTATCCGTCTGTCGAAGACCAACTCGACGCCATCTGGAAGCAGCTTGCAGAGGGGCGCGCCGCCGGTTCGTTACTAGTGCCAGCCGCTGAAACGATGCTAAATCGTGTCCTGGAAGTGAAGCGACGCTACCCGAAGCCGTGATCCGAATAGCCACCGTGGACGACATTGACGCGATCGCCGCGCTCGGTGACGCCTACTGGCGGGAAACGACGGCGGCTGGCCGCTACCCGTTTGACATCGAGGCTTGCAAGACTTTCGTGAAAACACGCATTGAAGACCCCGACTTTCTGGCGCTCGTCGCCGTGAGCGCGGGCACTGTCGTCGGCGCGCTGCTCGCGATCATGCACGTGCCGTGGCTCGCACCGGAGCGCTGGAAGAGCGCGCAGATTCTGATGTGGGCGGCGACGCCGGGGCTGCGTGGCCGGGGTATCGGTGTGCGATTGCTGCACCGATTCTCGGAGTGGGGCACGGAGCGCGGCGCTTGCATTCTCGGCGGCGGTGCAGGGCTCAAGGACGGCACGGCCGCTCACGACATCATGCAGCGGCTCGGTTGGCGCTATCTCGAGACCAGCTACTACAAGGAACTCTGGTAATGCCGGTACCAATCATTGCGGCAGCTATCACGGCAGGCGGCGCCTACGCCGCGTCGCGCTCGCAGTCACGCGCCGCCAGTAACGCAGCCGATGCGCAGACGCGCCTCGCCGAGGAGCAAGCCGCGCTTGCCCGCGAGCAGTGGGACTACTACCGTCAGAACTACCAGCCGCTTGAGCAGCAGTTGATCGGTGATGCCCGCGACTACGACTCGCCGGAGCGACGCGAAGCAGCAGCCAATTCGGCCATGGCTGACCAGCAACGCGAGTTCGACCAGGCTACGCAGCAAGTCACGAACCGCTTTGCCAGTATGGGACTCAACCCGGCCGACGGCCGCTTTCAATCTGGCCTGCAGGACTTGGCCGTCGCAGGTGCCGCAAACAAAGCGGGCGCCGCGAATCTTGCGCGCCGAGCCGTGGAGCAGGAAGGCTGGAATCGCCGCCTAGGCGTCGCCGCACTGGGCCGCAATATCCCGGCGCAGGTCAGTGGGACCATGAGTGCTGCGCAGCACGGGCTCGCGTCATCGGCCGCGGCGAACGCGGCGGGTGCGGCCCGCACGGCCGGCGGCGTGACCTACCTCGCTGACAAGATCTTCAGCGACAAGAACATGGGCGCGCTGTCGGACTGGTGGAACAAGCCCAACTACAGCAGCGGCATCTGGGGCGCCAGCGGGCCCGGGGAGTAGCACATGAGTCTGGCAGCAACCCTCGGCACGATCGGCTTGGCGATGAAGGACATCGACGAGACGAAGCGCGCGAACGCGATTCAGGACGAGCGCCTCGCCGCCGATCGCGAGGATCGTATTCAGCGTCGCCGCATGAACGATCTGAGCTTTTCGCAGTTGGCCGACCGCGCCGCGCAGGAAAAGACGGCGCGCGAGCGCGCCAAGGCGTACAACGATCTCACGCTCGACGCCAAGGGCGACGAGGACTTCCTGACGAAGAAAATCGCCAAGGCCAAGGAACTCGGCGACGGCGAGACCATGCTCGCGACGCGCGATCAGCTCGCCAAGTACAAGACCGGCCAGCTGAAAACGGCAGTCGATGGCGGTCTGCGCCGATTGCTCGGCACCGGCGATCCGACCGGCCTGCAGGACGCCTACAACAACCTGTTCCCGGACGGAAACAAGGTCGCGGTCACGCGCAAGCCAGATGGCAAGTACGACCTGTCGTTCGTCGATCCGAGCGGCAAGATCGTGGCAGAGCAGCCTGACATGACCGTCGACGGGATCGGCATGATGGCCATGAAGCTGATGGACTCGAAGTTCGCCGAGGACGTCTGGAAGCAGCAGCTGAAGGACGATCAGGCGCTGCGCCTCGAGGACAAGAAGGGCGAGAACAAGCTGAAGCGGGACGTCACGCTGGAAGGCGTGAAGAGCCGTCTTGGCATTGCCGCTGACGAACGCCGCGCCGATCGCGAGTCGCAAAACATCGCGCAGCGCGGCCTCGAAGAACGCAAGACCGGCGCGGCCAACGCGGCTGCACAAGGTGCACAGACTCGGCTGAGCGAAACCTGGCGGGCGGTCACGAAGGACGCCATGGACGGCGGCGCCGGAGACACGAAGGCAACCAAGGAAGAAGACCGCCGCGTAAAGCAGGGCCGTGCTGCACTGGACAAGTACTTCGGCATCAGCCAGTTCACCGGACTCGACCAGAACTCGCAGCCGGCGTACCTTGATGCCTTGGACGCCATGAACCGCGAAATTCGCGCTGGCGGTGATCCCGAGGAGGCAGCGGTTAAAGCTGCCCGCACCGTGGCCGCCAAGACTAAGGCGAAGAAACTCACGGGCGGCGCGCCGACTGCCGCGCTGCCGTCGTTCCAGTAGTCCATGGCAGACGCACTGCCGAAATGGGGCGATGTCGCCGCCTCGCCGGAGTTTCAGTCCGCCGACTCAAGCCAGCGCGAAGCAATGCGCATGGGCTATCGTGAGAAGCTCGCCGAGGCCTCGTTTCTCGCCGGCGGCGACGATGCTGCTGTTGCCGCACATCTCAAGAAGTTCGATGAGTTCAGCAAGCCAGGCGTCCTGACCCGTATCAAGGACGCGGTCACCGGCCGACCCACTGCAGCCAGCGCGGCCGCGCTCGGCCTGAACGCCGCATCCCAGACTGCTGGCAACGCGCGCAGCGTGATGGCCGGCATGGACGGCACGCCGGTCGATACGCGCGCGTCGCGGTACGCACCGCTCAGCGCGCAAGGTCTCTCTGCGCTCGAACGCAAGGCAAGCGGGAACCCCGAGCGGACGATCGCCGAATCGACAGGCAGCGGTGTCGTGGCGCGCGCGCAGCGCGGAGTCGCGCAGGACTTGGTCAACCAGCGCACGGTTACCGCACATGCGGGCCTGAATCGCACAGTCGAGACCGCGCTCGGCATGGACGCGAAGACAATACCTGCGATCGAGGAAGACCCGATCGAGCGCGCGAAGGCTGGGCCGCGGACGGTCTACGACACCTACGAGGACGGCGCGCCAGCGGAAGTCGGCGCCGGCGATGTTGCCAAGACGATCGCGCGCTCGGTGCCCGAGGGCGTCGGCTCGTTGGTTCGCGGCACCTACAGCATTGATCGCCTCGCCGATCCGCTGGCCGGCAAGCTCGCGCAGCTGTTCAGCGCTGACCCTTCGACCGAGGCGCAGGTGCGCGCGTACCGCGAGCTCGAGCGCGACGGCAAGCTGCGCCCGTGGCAGGAGTTCGGCGCCAAGGTACTCGACTGGATGCTCCCGGTCAGCGCCGAAGGCAAGAAGGCTATTGAACAGCCGCTGTTCCTGGGGAACCCGCTCAAGGGCGACGCGCCGGTGCTCAACCCGCGCGCGACGCTGTCGCAGTTCATCGCCAAGGGCGGCCAGGTGTTCGGGCAGATGGCGCCGATCATCGCGGCAGGCGTCATTGCGGGACCGGCTGGCGGTGCTGTCGCGGGCGCCGCGCAGGCAGCTGACGAGGGCGGCGACGAAGAGGGCAGCCGCATCAAGAAAATGAGCCCGCTGGAGCTCAACAAGATCCCGGTGTACCGGCAGTACCTTGAGCAGGGCGCGTCACCCGAAGAGGCGCGGCTCGCGACGGCGGCTGACGCCGCGCGCTGGGCGTCGGTCGTGCAGGGGATGATCGGCAGTCTCGATGGGCTGCTTTTCAAGGGCGCCGGCGAGGCGGCGAAGAAGTCCCTCTTCAAAGGCTTCGTGAAGGGCGCCGCCGAACAGGGCGCGCAGGAACCCGCGGAGTCGATCGGCGCGCGCGCCGCCGCGAGCGTTGCTGTCGGCGAGAAGTTGGATCTCGATCGCATCGGCGCTGGTCTCTACGATGACGCAGCCCTTGGGGCACTGTCGGGCGGGCCGATCAAGGCGGCGACGGAAGCCGGAGGCAAAAAGGCGTCGCCCGATGCGCCGGCGGCCGCCCCGCGCGCAGAGCCTCGTGCTGTACCCGAGGACGCCGTTCCGGCCGAGTCTGTGCTCGGCACCCCTTCGAACTTCAACGACTCATCAGATGCGCGCCAGTCTGAATCAGGTGCGCAGCCCGATTCTGCAGAAAGTCGACAAAAGGCAGAATCGCCCCCTGAGCCGCAGTCGGATGCGGTTTCACCAGAAAAGCCATCTTATGCCGCGCCGCGCACGGTCGACGACGGCGCGCACGCGGCGGCGACTTCGCCTCAGAACGATCTGCCAGAGCCTACGGAAGCAGAGAAGGAAGCCGGCAACTATGCCAAGGGCCGCGCGCGAATCGCCGGTCTCGACCTGGCCATCGAGAATCCCGAAGGGTCGATTCGCAGCGGCACGGCAGCCGACGGTACAAAGTGGGAGACCACGATGGCCGATCACTACGGATACATTCGTGGCACGATTGGCAAGGACAAGGATCACGTTGACGCCTTCGTGAAACCCGGCACGCCGGAGGACTATCGCGGTCCTGTGTTCGTGGTCGATCAGGTCGACCCGAAGACCGGGGCTCTGGACGAACACAAGGTCATCATCGGTGCTGCCACCGAGGAAGAGGCACGTGCCATCTACCGGCGCAACTACGCGAAGGACTGGAACGGCCTCGGCGATATCTCGCGGCTGCCGATGGCAGCATTCAAGTCTTGGGTGAAGGACGGGGCAAAGCGCGAACCGCTGGGGGACATAACGCAGTGGAAGTCCGCGAGCGATCCCGCGCAAGCCGATTTGCAAAATAGCACCGACGGCGCGCGCGGCGCGCAGGGAGAAGGCACCGATGGCGATGGAGTGGCTCCGACCCGATCGGCAGCCGTTCGAGATGAACGGGCATCAGGCGATCGCGCTGTTGCGTCGAACGGGGCAGATGGAACGCGCCACAGCGCGGCGCGTGCGGGCGCTGATGCGCCACGTCCCGGGGAGGTTCCCCGTGGAACTGCATCCAACGGCTCAGCGGGTGTGGCTCATGCAGCTGAACCGGCACGCGATGGCTCAGGGGTAGCGCCGGATGGACAACCCCGCCCGACCGAGGCAGAATCAACTTATGGACAGCAAAGTCTCTTCGCCAGTGACGTACCAGCCAGTGATCGAGCAGATCTGGTTGGACGGATCGGTTCCTCTGGACCCGAAGGCGTCGACGCACGCGCCGCTGTCGACCGGGCCGCACAGCGCGACCTTCCAGGTCGATACTCCACTGGAGTAACGCTTCGCCCCGCTGTCACCCGCGACATCGCAGTGTCGCGGGTTCGCACCCTCAAAGACGCCGCCGCAGCAATGGGGTCGCTGGCAGAGCTGGTGCGCGAACACGTCGATGTTCTGGTGACGGGGGATGACGGACGCATCCTGGCGGTGCAGCGAATGTTCGCAGGCGCTTCCAGCCAGGCGTCCGTCTTTCCGGCGGAGATCCTGAAGTTTGTGACCGCCATCAAGGGGGCGCGGGAGTTCTTCATCGCGCACAATCACCCGAACGGCAACCACGAGTTGAGCGACGCTGACACCAAGATGTCGCGTTCGATCGCGGCGAGCGCCGAAGGAGTGGGCCCAGCATACCGTGGAATCGTGGCGGTGACGCATCGCGGGTATGCAGGATATAGCGAAAGGCGCGTTCACGAGAGCGCGCCACTCACCCTGCCGTCGGAGTCGCATCGCGTCACCTACCTGGAAGAGGTCATTGAGAAAACCGACTATCTCGGTCCGAAGATGACGTCCCCGCAATCCGCGCTGAAGGGGGTGGCGGACATCGCGCAGGGCGAACAAGGCATCGTGTTCGTCGATGGTCAGCTGCATCCAACCGGGTTTTTGCCGATCTCCATGGAGGATGCGCGGGCCTTGCGTGGCAAGGAACTGGGCCGAGATGTCATCGCCGCAGCGTATCGGTCACGGGCGCACTTCGCGATCATCACCACGCAGCGGGAAAACGCGCTCGCGAACGATGGCGGTCAGATCGACGGGGCCAAAAACATCGGAACCATGCTGGCGCGCGTTAACGTGAAGGTGGTTGATGTATTGGACGCCCAGGGCAGGTCCCGCGCATCAATCGGTGACTCAACGGCAGGCAAGACTCTGTACAAGCGTGGCAGCAGTACCCCGCCCGAGATCACGGCACGCCTTAAGCGCCTGTCCGGGCTGCAACAGTTGCGCACCTGCCTCGGCTGATTTATTACTAGTGCAAATAAGTGCTCCGTGGAATAGTGGGATAGCCCCATTAGACACGTTCCGCGGAGCATCCCATGGCATCCATCTCTTCGACATTCGACGCCGACTTCACGCCGGCTGCGGGCTCCTTTTCTCTGTCCTGCAGCGGCGGCCCGGTGCGGCTGGTACGCAAGAACCCGCCGCAAACGGTGTACGCGCTCGTAGGCGACATTCAGGCTGATCAGGCCGTGGTGGTCGATAACCCTAGCGCTGACTGCGTGTATCAGGTCAAGAAGCTGGGTAATGTCGCAGCCACATTCTCTGCAAACCAATGATTCGCAGCGCGATTCGATCGCCGATGCGGCCGGCGCGAACGACACCGCTGCAATACCGACCGCGCACCGCTTCGAGTCCGTACGCTGCATTCAACAGCTTTGTCCAGTCGCTCTACACGGGCGGCGAAACCGGCATCTGGTACGACGGTACCGACAATTCGCAACGTGCGGTAAACAGCGACGGCAGCGGCGGGGCGCCTGCAATCGGCGCCAAGTTCGGCTGGCTCAACGACAAGAGTGGCGGCGGCCGGCCCGCGATCCAAGCGACTGCCGGTTCTCAGCCGATCGCTCAGTCCAACTATGTGCTGTTCCAGCACCAGGACGCAATCACTGTCGGTGATCCGCGGCGCTTTTTGGCACCTGCCTCGGCCACCGGCGCCAGTATGCAGAACGCGGCCGGCGTCATCATCTGTGACGTCCAGCTGACGCCGTTCGGCATGATGCCTGTCACGGGCTGGTATTACTCAGGCGCGAACACGGCGTATCCGTGCCGATACGGGTTTGTCGCGTGGCGCACCAACAACTCGGGTTTTGTGGACCTGTACGTCTGCGGCGTCAACTACGGCTCCACCCCATCGGGCGCGGTGCCAGCGATCGCGCAGCGCGCGCCCACCATTGGGATCAGCTCGGATCTGGCCGGGAAGCAGATGCTTTTCTACCAGTACGCGCACTTCAATTCGCGGCTGTCTGACGCGAACTGGAATCAACTTCGCGCAGCCGCTGCGGCCGCGTGTGGCGCCGCAAACTTCGGCAATGACGGCTGGAACTGTGTAGGTGACTCCAACACCGAGGGCTTCCGAGTCACCAACGGCCAAACCTGGCCATGGATCCTTGCAGGCATGATTCCGTCGGTCAAAGTCTTCAATACGGGGATCTCCGCCGTACCGATGGCGAATGTGGCCGCAAACATCAACGGCAGCTACGTGGATGTCTATGGGTGCCCAGGCAACAACTTCCTGAGCGTTCTCAACGCCACGAATGACGTTGGACCGTCAACCTACATCGACTACTCCAGGCTGTACGGTTCGTGCTTCCTGCGCGGCCGTCAGCAGAATGTGCGCTCGATCGGTGTCTGTTACATGCCGACTAGCACGTCGGTGCAGAGCTTCAACAACGAGCTGCGAAACAACCAGCCAGGCGAGTGGTTCGACACCGTGGTGGACCTCGAGTCCGTGCCGCAACTTGCGAATACAGGCAATACGACGTACTACCAGACAGATCTTCTGCACCTCAAGGATGCGGCACTGCCGTTCGTCGCGGCGGCCATGTACGCTGGTTATCAAGCAATCGCCACGAAGCCTTACGCAAAGTTCACGGCTTCGCCCATCAACGGCACCGCTGTCAACGCGACCTTTACGAATGCATCGAGCGGCGCAACCTCGTACGCATGGGACTTCGACAACAACGGCTCGACCGATTCGACGGCCACGAACCCGACCAACAATTACACGGTTGCCGGGAACTATGCACCGAAGCTGACCGCGACCAACGCGAACGGATCATCGCCGCGTGTGCGACAGTTCTACATCAATGTGCTTGGCACCCTCACGCCGGTCACGTCGGGGCTGGTGTTCCGTTTCATGCAGAACACCGGAATCACCGATGTCGCCAACGCGGTATCGGCGTGGGCCGACCAGTCGGGCAACGGCAACAACCTTGTTCAGGCGACGGGGGCAAATCAGCCAACCAAGCAAGGCGACGGGACCATATCGTTTGATGGCGTGAATGACTTCATGGCGATGGCCAGCTTTGGCCTCGACTACAAGTTGAACGTGATGGCGCGGATGATGGTGAACACGTTCACCTCGGGGCGTGTCATCTGCGACGGTCTGGTCAACAACGCGCAGTTCACAGCGCTGAATGCTTCGCCGCGACTGTCCATCTTCCAGGTCACAGGGTCGATCGCCGTTCAGACGCTGGGCGTGCCTACGGGCTCTTACTTCTCGCTGTATACAGGCACCACGGATCTTTCTGGCGTGCCGAGAATGCAGGTGCTGCAGCTCAGTGGCGAGGACGCGCTGATGGGATCGTGGGGTGGCTTCGCGAATGCAGGCGGCCTGACCCTGGGTGCGCGCTACGACGGCTCGAACCCTTGCGCGGCCCGTTTCAAGGAAGTGCTGGGCTACAACCGCGGCCTGACGCCCGCCGAGAAGATGCAGAACTTCGCTTACTTGGACTCGCTCTAAAGCATGAGCCTGACGTCCTGCCTCGAAAAGGCTGGTGCCGCGATCAGCGATGCCGACCGCAGTGCGCTTCTCAGCGAAGCGCAGCGCCTCATCGACGGCGGCCAGACGCCCGAGAGCGCCGCGCGTGCCGCCGTTGACGCGCTGATCGCGCGCGTGCGCACCGAAGGCGTCCGTGAGTCGGGAGCGGCCGCTCAAGGCCTGCCTGTCGAAGCAGTCCGAGCGATGGTCAAAGCCTTGGTCAAGACGTGGCGCAACGCGCCCGAGATCAAGGTCATCGCGTCCATGGAGGATGCGCCGGCCGATGTCTTCGACAAGTACCAGCGCGAGACGAAGGCGGCGACCGACGCCGGCACCCAACCCGGCGATGTCAAGGGCTTCATCACTCCAGACGGCACCGTCTATGTCGTCGCCGCGGCCGCGACCGACCCTATCTCGATCTTCGGCACGGTCGCACACGAAGTGCTCGGACACCGTGGTCTGCGCGGGCTGTTCGGAAAGCGCCTGAATTCGATCCTCGACGCAGTGGCGGACACGCGCGCCGCCGAGGTCGCAGCCAAGGCCGTTGCCTACGGCATGGCCACGGACACCGATGCCAGCGGCGCCAAGCGCTCGGCGCGCGCGATCCTCAAGGCGATGGTCAAGGAAGATCGCCGATCGGCTGCCGAGGAAGTACTCGCCGAGATGGCCGAATCCATGCCGAACGTGAAGGAAGCCGGGCTGGTGAAGCGAGCCATCCGCGCCGTCAAGGCGTGGCTGCTCGAGAACTTCCCGGCACTGCGCGGCGTGCTCAAACTCAGCGACGGCGACATCATCGCGAACTACATCGTGCCAGCGCGGGACTGGATCCGGCGTGGCGACGCCGCGCGGCCACGCGCTGCCGCCGTCGCCGCACGGCCGCTCGCGGCTCAGCGGACGGCCCCGGCAGCGAAGGAGGCCACCCCGTCGGCCGCGCCGTCCGTCAAGTCCAAGATCAAGGCGGCATTTGCGACGCCGCCGCGCCCTGCCGTGTCCCCAAAGGTGGGACTGCTCGACACACCGCTGCGCGTGCTGCTCGAGAAGTCGCGCGCGCTGAACGTGTGGCGCGGCGCCTTCAATCTGGTCGAGATGGCCGGCGGCTACGCCGCACACCGCATCGCGCCAGACCTGACCGAGACCATCAAGGCCGGCGTGATCGACAAGTACGGCCTCGATAACGCCGTGATCGACCAGCGCCGAGCCATGAACTCGGCGATCATGGGCGGCGCCCGGCAGACCATGCGGCTGCTCGACAAGATGGGCACGCTGACCCGCGCCGAGTCGTCGGTGCTGTACCGCGCCGCGACGACAAGCGACCCGGCTGAGGTCGACGCCCTCATCAAGGATCTGCGCCCCGACTCCCGGGACGCCCTGCAGGAGATCAAGCGCCTGATGCGCGAGCTCGGCGCCGAACAGGTGCGCCTCGGCAATCTGGACGCCGAGACGTTCAAGCGCAACGAGTGGAGCTACCTGCACCGCAGCTACAAGAAATACGAACTCGCCGAGAAGGACGACAAAAAAGCGGCCGCCGCTCGCGCGCTACGCATCAAGGGTGACCAGTACAAAACCCGCGGCCTGGTCGACCAGCTGACGGCCGATGACATGGCCAAGTGGCTGCCGCCAGCGTGGCGCGCGCAACTCGCCGGCAGCAAGGTGCCAGAGGCGTGGCGTGGCGAGACGTTTACGCGGCTCGAGTCGCGCGAGAAGTCGCCCGACCCGGGTACGCTGGGCCGCCTGCGCGACGTCGTCTACTGGCCGGCGGGCGAGGCCATCCCAGATCGCTACGCCAGCTATCACGCCGACGGCGCCACGTGGGAGCTGCGCGACGTGAAGAACGGTCGTGCCATGATGTGGCGCGACTTCACGGAGTCCGAGCGCCGCCGCATGGGCGAGATCGACGACATCCGTTACGCGCTGGTGCGCACCATGCAGATGTCGGTACAGGACACCGAGGTCAGCAAGTATTTCGAGTGGCTGGCCAAGGGCTATGCGAAGGAACTCGACCAGTTGCCAGCCGGCGCGGAGCCGATGACCGACGAAGAGCGCATCAAGGCGAAGCTGACCACCTTCCCGAAGGGCTCTTGGGTGAAGGTGCCGGACACGAAAGCCGAGGGCACCGACGTCCGAAAGTACGGGCAACTCGCCGGAAAATACGTGCCAGGCCCGGTCTGGAACGACGTCCGCAACGTCGGCGGCGAGACCTTCTTCTCGAGCCCGCTTGGCCAGGCCTACGACAAGCTGCAGAACTGGTGGAAGATCTCGAAGACGAGCCTCTCGCCGGCGGTGCATACCAACAACGTCATCTCGAACTTCGTGTTCATGAACTGGGCGGATGTGCAGAGCACGCACCTGTTCAAGGCGTTGTCCGCGATCGCGCGCATGAACCGCGACGACGGCGCGAAAGCACTCTGGGAGGCCTACAAGACGCACGGCGGCGACGTAGGCTCGTACGCGTTCCAGGAACTACAGAAGGGCGAGCTCGAATCGCTGTTGAAGTCCCTCGAGGACGAGGTGCTGGCACAGAACAACCTCAACGGGCTCCTCAACCTTTCGGCGGCAATCGACCTCTGGAAGGAGGGCGAGAAGCGCCAAGCGCTGGCCGCGCTCGGCCGCGGCAAGTTGGCGCGCTCGCCGGTCGCCCTTGCCGATGCCATGATCAAGGTCTACGGCGCCGAGGACACTGTGTTTCGGCTCGCTGCCTTCATCAAGGCGAAGGCAGACGGCCAAACCGATGAGCAGGCCGGCCGCTTCGCGCAGGAGTCGTTCCTCGACTACAGCATCAACGCGCCGTGGATCACCGCGATCCGAAAAACGGTGCTGCCGTTCGTGGCCTTCAGTTACCGCGCGATGCCGAAGCTCTACGACACGGTGAAGAACAAGCCGTGGAAGGTTCTCAGCCTGATGATCGCTATGCAGGCGCTCAATTACGCCGGCTACGCGATGTCGGGGGGCGACGAGGACAAGGAGCGCGCGCTCCTGCCGAAGGAGAAGGGTGGCAACATCTGGGGTTACGGCAGCTTGGGTGTCACGCCGAAGTTGATCCGCATGCCATGGAACGACGATCAGACCGCGCCGGTGTTCCTCGACATTCGTCGCTGGATCCCGGTAGGCGACATCGCCGACATCGAGCAGTCGCACAGCGCCATCCCCATGCCGCAGTGGATGAGCATTGGCGGAATCCCGACCCTGATGGCCGAATTCTTCTCGAACACTTCCCTGTTCACGGGCAAGAACATCGGCAAGGAAACGGACACTGCCTGGGAGCGATCGGTGCGCACGGCCGACTGGCTGTACAAGGCCGTGATGCCCAACATTCCGTTGCCCACGGTGGGCGCGCTCGCGCGAACGCTAGGCGTAGATCTTGATCCTGGCCAACTCGACACCTATGCTGCCACGGGAATCATGAACGCCGGCACCGGCGTCACCGACCCGTTCGGCCGCGAACTCAGCCTCGCGCAGGCGGTCCTGAACGCGGTCGGCGTCAAAGTCGGCGCCTACCCCGAAGACGTGGCCATGCAGCGCGTCAGCGTCGAAACCGCCGCGCAGCGTCGTGAGATCGGCGCCACGATCAACGCCTACGCTCGCCAGCGGCAGCGTCAGGGCATTGACGACGAGACGTTCGACCGCCGCCGCGACGCCAACGTGGAGAAGTTGCGCAAGCTGCAGCAGGACACGCAGAAACGGCCGAGCCCGTAGGTCTACGCGCCGCCCGCGGGCACCGTGGCCGATGGTGGCGAGTTGATGCCGTAGAAGTCATTGATCGCCTGTGCACGCTGAGCAGATTCTTCCGGCAGGTGGGAGTAGCTTGACGCAAGGAAGTTCATCATTACGAGCCAAACTGCGGTTTTCAATCCTACCTTAAGCACCAGGTGCGCTTCGGCAGGCAAGTCTTCCGTTTGACCGTAGATACCCCGAACGATTCCGTCCAAAATCTCGCGCTGATCGTTCGTACGCATGGCCAGCATCTGGTCCAGTGTCAGCGTGGCGTAGCCGATCTTGTGCGCATAAGCGTTGCGGAGCTTGGCAATGGCTCGTAAACCGGCGCAAAAGCCGTGCGAGATGACCCCCATCTGCTCGAGCAGCCTGATACGTTCGACATGCGGGCGGCGCAACACAAACTCGGCAAGCGGAGCAGGGGATATGGTCGACACAATCAGCTGCCCAACAGCATCCTCGATCGCTGCCGCTGTTTTGACGGTAAAGGTCCAATCGTCCGGAGATTCCGTCCGGATTGCGTTGTACCAATCGCCGGGTAGACCGGCGCGCTTAGCGAATGTCGCCATTCGCAAATTGTGCTCGGCAAGCGGATCAAGGCTTCCTGCGTCGAGCGGTGTCTCGCTACTCATCACTCTCGCGTAAGCGCTTGGTAGAACACGTGCACGTTCATTTCGGCGTTGAAGGCGATCATCAGACCGCCGGCGGGCTGCCACCCCAACGCGAGTTTCTCGTTGACGGATTCCGCCAGTCTGGCCGCTGTGGTCGCTTCGTCAATCATGTACTTCATGGCTCCCCCTAAAAATATGCCAGTGGTCAGGCACACCGATCAGTTTACGAGCTGGCGCTCGGCTCGCAATAGGGCCCCACATTGGTCGCTCCTGCAAGAGCCGCGCAGCTGTTGCACGCCGACGACTGGCCCGCGATCAGATAGGCAGCGGCACCCCGCACCGCAGCAGCACATTCGTCAGTTCATTGTCGCGCGCGTCGCTGTCGCGGAACGACCAAATGATCGTCATGTGCTCGCCGTGCATGCGAAACAGTATGTTGTGGCGCGGTGCCTCGTTGGCATCGGTGTCGCTGGATTGCTCGATAGCGACGACAAAGTCCAGGTTGACGATGGGATTGCATGGCAGATCGCGGTCGCGGCAGACAACCTGCGGTTGAACGAAGCGAGGCATGGTGGTTGCGGTGTCGTGTGCGGCCGCGTAGCTTCGCTGAAGATAGCAATATCTGCAATAGGCTCAAATCTGAGGCTCAATGCATTCGATCAGGAAATTCTGCTATCCAGCGGCGCAATTTTCCCCGCATGCTTGTCTGCGGCGAGTTGAGTGCACGTTTGAATCCGGATTCCTGGCGCCGCTGAGTTTGGGTGTTTGTGAACGTTCGCACTTTTGGAGTGCTGTTTTTGTCACCGAAAGCTAGCGTTTCGCAAAAAGTTCCTTCCAACTCAGTGGGCGGCTGGCCACCTGTAGCGCGGCCGCGTCGGCGTTAGCTCGCGAAATGAGTTCGGCCCCGACGGCACTGAGGCAAGATGCCTTAACGACGATTCCGAGGTTGTTTGGCACCGCGGTACGGCTGGCGAGGCGCTGTGTTGGCGCTGGAACTGGTTCGACAGTTCCGTCCGCAGCAAACATAAACGTCGCGTGGACGATGCCAAGCAGTCGGACGCGAGGACCAAGCATGTTGATCGCACCATTACGAGAATTTGTGGGGCCGGCGTTGTAGAGAAACACGGGAGAACCGCTGGACCCCGGATATATCGCACAGTCAATCAGAAATTTCGGTTCGCCTTGATAGTCCACAGTTGGATGCGTCGCAGTTGCTGCACGCCGAAAGATAGGCAGGTTGTTGCGCGCGTCCCATAAGCCGTCCGGATACCCAACAACAACTGTGTCTTCGAAGACGTTAAGATCTTCAAGTTCGTTTGGTGATGGGAGATCTCTATCGCGCAGAATGCAGATGGCGGGATTGCCGCCACGATTTCGAATCTCGTACATCATCCCGGTGGCCTGTATAGCGCACAGATCAACTTGAGGATCCGGATGGTTAACAACACTCCGCTGCACGTTGTCTAGTCGCGCGTTGAAGGTGTTGCCAAGGTTCGCTACACCGTTCACGTCAGCTTGAGTAAAAACCAAGTCAATCGTGACCGCATCACGAACTACGTGTTTGTTCGTGACTATCCCGAGATGTTCACCATCTCGACCAGGTTCGGTCCACGAATAAAAGAAACCGGTTCCTAGGCCTACGCTGCCGTCTGTATGGGTAGCAACGATACGCACAGTACACAATGCAGCTTTCTCGAGGTCAAAAGGGTTCGGGCGCATCGGTCGTCTTTCGTTTGCGGCTGCAATTTTGGTAGGTTCTGGTGTCGACACTTGGGGCGACCATTACGCCGCCGCAACAGCGCTAACCAGCCTTCTAAGGGAGGCCACGCTGATTTTCGCGACTATCGCGCGTGCGAGGCCAAGCTGCGGAAGGCTGCAATGTTCTCGCATTGGAGTCTCCAAAATATTCGAAGAATATTCGCCTAACACACAACATTTCAATCAGTTTAAGAGACGCGGCGCAGCGCTCAACGCGGGGCCTTGTCGCTCACTCTCGCGTAACCCGCCAGGCTGTCCAGAACAGCCGCCCGGGCGCGGCATTGCTCTGCAGGGTCAGCTGCAGGTCGCCGAACCCCGGCACCGGTCGCGTGACGCTGACGGTGGATGGGTGCTGAGCTGGCGGCGGCAGTCCGGCGATCACGTCGCGCAGTGTCTCGAGCGGGATCTGGGCGAGTAGGTTACCGAACCGGTACTTCATCGACGCGATGTGCTCGGCTTTCGCGGCCGCGCGCTCGGCTTCGGTCTGTTCCGCGATCTTGACGTTCAGGCGGTCAAAGCAGGCGGCGCAGACGTCCAGTTGCGAGTTGGCGCGGGGCTGGTCGCAGTCTCGGCATTTGGGAAGCGTGCTCACTGTGCAAGCATACAGTTATGGCCTGCGTGACTTTTGCGTGAGTGAACCCCGCGGTCCGGGGCATGACAGTGCAGAAATCGTCGGAACGGACGGTTAAAACACCATTAAAATCAATAACTTGCGTCGGATAGGAAAGCTACGAACCAAGGGGTCGTGGGTTCAATTCCTGCCAGCCGCGCCACACACAAGAAGGGTCAGAAGGTTAAAAGCTTCTGGCCCTTTTTCTTTTCGGGGCGCCGCTTTCGTCTATGGTTGCGGTCCGGTTGCCGTGGCGATGTGGCGTTGGCCGGAAATGCGAGGACGTCTGCGGATGAGGGTAACGAACAAGTTAGCCACTCGGCCTTGCGTACAACACGATCCGAGCCATGCCCCGCGTAAGCTGAAGTGATCCTAGGTCTCAGTTGATCGTGGTCACGCGATTTGGTTAGTGCGCATGCATCACTGTTGGACCTCCCTGGCGATTAGGGAGCCTTGATGTGGATTCTGTTTGCGAACAATCCAGTAGCGCGATCGCGCGCCTGGCGCCTTGACACGGGTCATGCATCCATCCGACGTGACGCCTTACAACAGCGCCGCGCTCGGCGCTTGCTCCTCACTGCGGCTTTCCCTTCGACGCCTCTTCGGCATCGTGCGGCTCCGAGGTTTTGCGCATGGCCGCCAGTCAGTCGAGCGCAGGGTCGCTGCAGCGAACAATGTGCAGGACCTTGGCTGAGCCTTAGGATTCATCCAGATCCTTCTGAAGCTGTTTGACGATCGGCGCGATCGTCAGAAACTTCTGCGTCAATGCGCATCGTTGACCGCCGAATCGTGGATGTCCTACGGTGTCGCCAATTGCCGACGGCGCGATTCGATGTAATGATCGAGTGTTAGCATGTGCTTATACAGAGGAGTAAGTGCAGATGCAGTCTCGCGTTCGTTGTCTAGTAATGCGCTCGAAGATCATCGTGATGTCCGCGTTTGTCGTCTTGCTGAGCGGGTGCGGTGGCGGTGGTGATTCGGCGCCGGCTCCACCCTTGCCACCGTTGGCACCTACGTGGTCAGCGTGGACGCCTCAGACCCTTCCACCTCAACTTGCCGCACTCACGCGAGCCCGTGTGCACGTAACGAGTGACCAAAAGGGTGGACTGCTCATCGTTACGGTCACATACGCGCCAGGGGAGAACTGGCTGCCTTCAGCGACCGATGCGTGGCACCTGAGTTCGTCCAACGTGTGGACCGGGCCAACTCGCCTCGGGACGCGGGATCCTGCTGTCACCTTCGTCGAATTGACGCAGAAGGGCGTGGTCACCGGCCTCGACAGCGGTGTGTATGTATGGCGCCCGCAATCCGAGACTTGGGAGCGGGTCGCTGCGCCCTCGCTGGTATCGCCAGGCAGTGCTCGGGTCGGATACACCACGGCAGCTGACGGCGCCTTGATTGCGGCGACAGTGCGCGGCGCGCCAAACACCCAGTCGACAGTCGACGTGCTGCGTTTGAACGACAACCGATGGGAGCCGCTCACATCGATGCCCGTCCCGCAGGACGTCGCGCCCGACAGGTTCACCCAGCCGCAGCCGCCGATCTGGAGTTGGGCCGAAGCTTATCAATCGTCGGCCGGTTTCTACGTGCGTTTGGGCTGGCGAGGTAATACCAGTCCGACATTTTTTCAAGATGCTCAATGGCTGATGTACTTCGCCGTACCCGCCGTAACCGGAGCACCGTTTGGCTATGGTTGCTTCATTGCTCCTCGCTCGTGCGGCGGGGAGGAGTTAAAGGTGCTCCGCAACGGTGATCTTGCGTACTGGAGCGGCGGCTCGTTTGGTGCGGGCGCAGTGCTGCTCTCGCACGCAGGTCGGTTCGACACCATCCATTTGACGCCCCAAACATATGGCGGCCAATCTGTCTGGAGTGCTTACACCCACTTCGTACACACCTCCGGAGGTGATCTTCTGGTGAAGTACGGATGCCCCGGTCGTTTCGCATTTTGCGAGGCGGGTGTTGGCGTTGTGTGGAGCGATCCGATCACCCGACTGGGCGTCGAGTCCGCGGGCGAGTTCCCGTCGGCCATGACCCCTGATGGGTCGATAGCGATAGTTCGTGACCCTGCGACGATAGCGTCGACGTCGGCCGGAAGATGGACGATCGCGTACCGACTGGGCCGTGCCGAGTATTCGTCGCCGGTTCCGGTTCCGTTTGATCCCACCGACATTCCCGCGTGGGTGGTTGACGGCGGCGGTGACGATCAGTATGCAATCGCTCTACTGCCTGAAAGCGTCAACCCACCGCCATTCAAGCTGATCGCTCGAAAACGTCGCTGAGTGAAATGTCACGTGCGGCGCTGGTTGCCAAAGCGTGACGACAAAACAGCGATGATGCGCGATCAGGCGGCGTGGCGCACCGGCGACCGCTCAGTTCAACCTTCGTTCGGGGCGGTTGTCGGTCTAAAGTTGGCTAAGTACCAGGGCGAGTGGGCTCATTTCCTGCCAGCCGCGCCACAGGCGAGAAGGGCCGGAAGGTTAATAGCTGGCCCTGTTTCTTTGTGTGACCATTCTTGCGGCGGGCGCACCGTGTAATTCAGTTGTACCCGCATAGTCTCTATCGTTCTGGTTTTCACCGAATCCAACGAACAAGATGACCAAGAGAATTTTCGCGAGCGTGTTGCTCGCCACGCTGCTGCCGCTCGCTCCGGCCCTTGCCGCCGACAACCCGACGTTGCTGACGCTGGCGACCTGCCAGGAATCATGGCGCGACTGGAAGGAGAATCCGGCGCGCATTCAGTCGTTCCGCGATGCGCTGTCTGGCTTTCGGGCACAGGATCGCGAACCGTTCTACCTGCCGACGCAGCCGGCGACTCTGCTGGGTTTTCCGGTGGTGCGCCTGTACCCCGACAGCGTGGGTATGGCGGTCGGCTTTTCGGTGCTGGCTGATGCCAGCTTCGACGCCGTCAAGGCGAGTCTTGAGAAACAGACCAGCAAGGCGATCACGCGTTGCGAAACCGAAGGCGGTGCGCGTAGCTGCGAGCTCAAGATCGGCGAGAAGCGGACGGTGATCCTGATGGAAGAGGGCCGCGGCAAGAACGCGAAGACGCTGTTTGGCTGCTACTACTTCTACGCGCAGTAGCCTGTCCGCGCGGGCACCGAGGTGACCCGCGCAGCGCGAGGACCTTGCGTCCTCGCGCTGGCATCGCTCACGAGATAGCGATGGCGTCGATGCGGTCGACGCGAATGAGAATGCGACCGAACGTCTGGTTGCGCACTTCGATGGTATTGGCATCGATGCGCTTGACGAAGACGCCATTGATGACTTGGCCTGCGATGTAGATCGACAGGCCTTTTTTCTGCGCGAGACTCTGGTTCAGTACCTCTTCGAAGGCAGGTGCAGCCATTGCGGCGACCGATTGGGCCAGTGTGGGTTGCGTCATGATCAGCAGTCCAAGGCAGAGTATGAGCGGGCGGAGTGCGGTGCGGGTGTGCATGGTGTCCTCATTGGAGTGATTGCGGTTGGTGGAGATCTGGATCTACCGGCGTTGCCTCAGTCCCAAGCACGGCGTACGGCTGCAGCCGACAGCAGTAACAGCGCAGCCAGTGCGGCCAGCGCCGCGGTGTGCAGGGCAGGTATCGGCAGTGGCGACGCTGGTGCGACCACGGCGGCCAGGTCGAACTGGGCGGTGACGGTGGTCGCGGCACTGAGGGTCACGCTGCAGGTGCCGGTGCCACTGCAGCCACCGCCCGTCCAGCCGGCGAAGATCGAGCCGGCCACAGGTGTGGCAGTCAGCACGACTACGGTGTTGGGGGCAACGGATTCGGTGCAGTCGACGCCGCAGTTGATGCCGGTGCCGGTAACGGTGCCGGCGCCGGCGCCCGACTTGTTGACGCTCAGCGTGACGTTGGCGATCGCAGCAGACAATGTCGCACAGGCCGAGAACTCGGACGTGCCATTGACTGCATGCGTCGCAGTCGCGCTGATGACGCCGCTGGTCACGCCAGACGCGAGGCTGGCCGTGCCGCTGGCGTTGCCGGACGCGTCGGTGACTACGGTCAACTGTCCAAGATAGGTCACGCCGCCACCATGCCCCGACGGGGCGCAGCTTGGCGCGCGGAACAGCTCAAGCACAAAACTCTGGTTGGGCTCGCTGTTGAAGGTGTACGGCACCGATACGGTGAGGCCATTGCCCGTCGCTGCGGACAGCACCGGGTAGTTCTGCAGATTGTTGGCGCCGGTGTCCGCGTCAAGGGCATCGTTGGCGGTGCTGGCATCGCCTGGCAAGGCGTTGGTCAGATCGATCTGCGCGATCGCATTGCTGTGGATGATGTTCTGCGAGATCACGATACCACGGACCACGTTGGCCGCGTTGTTGCGCGCGATAGTCACGCCCGGGCCGGCGTTGTTGGCGATCGTGTTGTTGCGAATGGTCATGCCCGTGAATGGCGATCCGTTGGTGTCCTGCGCGAGGATGCCGCCACCAGTGCCATTGCCGAGCGGGGTCACGCCGTCAACCGCGACACCGATCAGGTTGTTTTCGATGACGGTGCCGTTGGCAAAGCGCACGCGCATGCCGTACTGATTGCTGCCGGCGATCAGGTTGTCCGATACGACCGAAGCGCCCACCGTGTTGTCGATCCAGATACCGGTGTTCACGGCCGATGACGAGAGCACCGCGTTGCCGGCCGGCGTCGTGCCGACGAAGTTGCCGCGCACCGTCAGCGCGGTCGGCGTGCCGCTTGAGGTGATGGCGGTGCCTGCGCCCGAGAACACGTTGCGATAGGCCGGCACCAGCGCCGCGGCGCTCGATCCGACGATTACGCCGGTCGTATTGTTGTCGATGTAGACGCCGCGATCGCCAAACTTCTTGAGTGCGGTCGCCGTGGCGTCGGTTCCAAACAGATTGCCGCGGATCCACACGGCCGAGGTGCCCGACACCGTGATCGCGGCGTTGGCGCAGCAGCCCGAATTGGCACTGCGGCTCAGCACCAGCCCTTCGACGATCGAGTTGGCGGCACCGGCACCGCCGATCGAGAGCAGGGTGTTGTTGGGGACCGCACCGTTGTCGATTTCGATCATCAGCACGGCGTTGCTGCCCAGACCCGGGCCGTTACTGTTCGGCGCAGCGCCGGACTGCGTGAAGCCGTTGATGTGCACGCGGGTCGTGATCGTCGGCAGCGCCGTCGATGTGGCGATCAGCTTGGCACCGGCACCCGGAATCGCAAATTCGATCACGTCGGCCCCGGCACCGGCACCGCACTCGCCAGGCAGGGCGCCGGACGCCGTGTCGGTATTGGCTGCGATCAGTGCCTCGCGAAAGGTGCAGGCACCGTCATTCGCGGCCACATCGGCGGTCGAATTGACGGTGATGGTCGCTGCCCAGCCGCAGGCGGTCATGGCAAAGGTGGCGGGGACAAGCAGGGCGAGAGCGGCGCGCGCGCGGGCGCGCAGGAGGTGCGTCATATTGTGGTGCATGGGCTCGGGTGAGGCCGCGCGGGGCCATCGGGGTTGGACTGCGTCTGCGACCGTGGGCCGCCGAGGCGTGCACCAATGGGTAGAGCCCCTGAACGATAGGCCGTACAGACATACAACTGGATTACAAAGCGTGATAGCCTGCCTCTCCGTAATGAGTTCGCCGGAGTCCGGTGTCCTGGCGCAGCGAAGGCTGTGAACATTGATCGATTCCATGTCTGTCTCTACGGTTTCCCGGCTGCCCAACGTGCCCTGGCAGCAAGTCGCACAGAACATCGTCTGCGGCGATCCGCCCGACGTTCTCGACCGTCTTGCTATCGCGGCTGACGAGGCGCATGCATTGCAGGACTACGAACAGTGCATGGCGCTGTCGGCGCAGGCGATGGCGTTCATGGTCGTCGACTGGAGCCGCTTCAGCGGCTGGCGCGACTGGATTCGCCGCTTCGACGACAGCGACACTCGCGTGGGTGCCGCGCGTGATTCAGGTGGACTCGCGCTCGTTCAGGCGACCGGTGCCGTTGCGCGCTGCCTGCTGCGCGGCGACACCAACGAGACGCTGGCGCCCTTTGGCCGGCGTCTTGAAGCCTTGCTCGATGGCGCTGACAACGGCGTCCAGCTATCGCTGGCCGCTGGCGTACTGTTGCCGTGGCTGCAGATGTCAAAGGATCCGGCTGCCGCGCAGGCCTTGCATGCGCGCATGGAGGCCGCGGCAGGCGATGTCCGGCGAGCGACCCCCGGACTGCAGTACTTGCGCGGCGCGTGGTTGGGGGCGTGGGCGCTGCACCTGCACTTTACCGACCGCTCGCGTATCGCGCCGGCGCTCGCCGAGCTCGACGCGCATCTTGCGGCGTGCCCGTCCCCCTACCTGCGCTTCCGGCGTGCGCGGCTGGCGACCGAGCAGGCGCTGTACGAGCGCGACGTCGAGCGGGCCGACGCCGCGCTGCGCCAGATGCTCGACGTGATGCACGTGCGGCGCCCGATGGAGCGCGTGATCTACAACATGCTGGCGTCGACCGTGGCCAACACACGCGACGATCCCGATCGTGCGCTGCTGCACGTCACCCACAACCTGCGCGATCTTGAAGCTGCCGACTGCCCGCCCAGTGTGGCGTCGGTCTATCGCATCGCCGAAACCCGCGTCTATCTGGCGCGCGGCGACTACCGTATGGCTGCCGAGATCTATGAACAGCTGGTTGAGTACGCCCATACCGCGCACGCGGTGACCTATCGCGGTTATGCCGCGCTGTCGCGTGCGCTGCTGGCGCAGCCGCACGACGCCGCTTCGCGTGACGCGCTGCGTGAGTACCTGCGTGTCGGGCTGGCGACGGTGCGCGCGCTACCCGCTGTCAATTTCTTTATCGCAACGCCTCCGGCGCGCGCTGCCGTCTGTGCGCTCGCACTGCGCGAGGGCATCGAGGCCGAGTTCGTACGCACCGCGTTGCAGGCGTTCCCGGTGCCACCGCCGGTGTGGGCGGACGAACACTGGCCGTGGGCGATGAGCCTGCGCTGCTTCGGTGGCTTTCGCAGTGATGGCCTCGCGGCCGAGGGGCGTGGTGCCAGCAAGGCGTCCAACAAGCCCATGAACCTGCTGATGCTGGTGGCCGCGCATGGTGGGCAGGGGGTGCCGGTGGCGCTGGCGGCCGACGCGCTGTGGCCCGGCCAGGACGGCGATCAGGCCGAGAACGCGCTGAGCGTTACCCTGCTGCGGCTGCGCCGCATGCACACTGAGGCCGATCTCGTCGAGCGGCGTGGCAGCTGGCTGCATCTCAATCCGCAGCGCGTGTGGACCGACGTGATGGCGCTCGAGGCGCATCTCGATGCCTTGCCCGGTGATGCCAGCGACCGCAAGGCGCTGGCGACCAGCAGCACCCGACTGTTTGATCTCTATCGTGGCGACTGTCTGTTCGGCGTCGACGACGACTGGGCGCAGGCGCGCGCGACGCACTATCGGGGCCGGGTGACCACAGCGGTCAAGGCGCTGCTGCGCGCGGCGCTGGCGGCTGGGCATCTCGACGTCGCCGAACAGCTGCTGACCTTCGCGCACGAGCGCGGCATCGGTGCCACCCGCATGCTGACGGCGGCGGTTGCGACCGCGGCCGGGCCCGATTCGGTGTGGACGGCGCTGCGCCAGCACGCCGAGCTGCTCGAAGCCGGCTAGCGCTGCCGCGCGCCCCCCTTGTGGTCGCGAGGCGATCTCCAGGCTGTTCGTTTCGACGGTCTGTAATCCAGCTGTAAGTCCCGCAAAGTCAACATCCCTGTGTTCGGCCGGTGCCATGCCCGGCCTGCGTCGACCGCCGTTGCCTGCCGTGGCACCCGCGTCCGATCGCCGGGACTGAAACTTACAGGGAAACCATGATGATCCGCCTCCTCGCGTCCTCCGCGCACTCGCTGTCACAGCCTGGCCATGCGGCCAGACGCCTGACCGCCGCGCTGCTCCTGGCCTTCGGCTTCGCTGCTGCTGCCCCGGCCGGTGCCGCGTCCACCGCATTTACTGTCAATGTCGGCAATACCGATCTGGCGGACAAGATGCCCGGCGACGGCGTCTGCGCCGACATCAACAACGTTTGCAGCCTGCGCGCTGCGATCATGGAGGCCAACGCGCTGGCCAACTCACTGGTTGGCGGCGTGCCGACGCCGCACACGATCACCTTCTCGGTGGCGACCATCAACGTGATCAACGGCTCGCTGCCGACCATCGCGGCTCCGGTCACCATCACCGGCACGCCGGGCGTCACCACCATCAGCGGCAACAATTCCGGAGCGGGTAGCAAGCAGGGTTGCATCAGCCTGACCGATTCCGGCTCGGCAGGGCTGAATCATGGCAAGGGTGCGACCGGATCGAAGATCCTGAACATGGCCATCGGCAACTGCAGCGGCGATGGCATCAGCGCCAATGGTCACGACTACACCTTCAGCAACAACCGCATCGGCGTCGATGCGCTTGGCGTGCTGTTGATGCCCAACAACGGTCATGGCATCTCGGTGTCGGCGTCGCAGGTCTATCCTGACACCAGCACCGGCTTCCTGTCGAGCACCTACGCCGGCTTCCCGGTGCAGCCGGTCGACGCCTCGCAGATCAATGCGTTCCAGAGCAACCTGGCCACGGCGATGGCGAACTTTGCGCCGGTGATCATCAGCGGCAACGTGATTTCGGGTAACGCGCAGCACGGCATCTTCATCTTCAGCCAAAACCTCGCGGGCGTCATCGCATCCGGAAACATGATCGGCACCGACGTTACCGGCAACATCGCCGCCCCGAACGGCGGCTCCGGCGTGTTCATGACCGGTTCGACCTTCGGCAACCTGATTGGCCCCAACAACGTCATCAGCGGCAACACTGGCGACGGCGTGCGCGTCGAGGCGGGCGCCGTGTTCCTGCCCAACTTCGTGATGGGCAACCGCATCGGCCTGTCGTCGACCAACGCTGGCACCCACATCGGCAACGGCCTCAGCGGCATCGTGGTCGACACCAAGCCGAGCACCGACCCGACCAAGTTCAACCCGAGCATGATCGGCCTCGTGATCGGCCCGGCCAACCTGATCGCCGACAACAAGGGCGCCAACAACAACGCCTTTCCGGACCAGCTGAGCGCCGACAGCGCGGGCATCGTGATCACGGGCGGCAGCACGGCCGTCAAGGTGTGGGGCAACACGGTCGGCATGGGCGAGTTCCCGCCGGGCACGCCCATCGCATCGAAGGCCTACGGCAACGCGGGCGACGGCATCATCGTGACCACCACCGGCAACAGCATCGGCGGCAGCGCCGCAGGGCAGGGCAACACGGTCGCCGGCAATGCGCGCCACGGCATCGTGGTCAAGGTCAGCTCGACAACGTCCAACAGCATCGTCGGCAATTCGATCGGCGTCCATCCGTCGCTGGCCGGCAATCTGAACATCGGCAACGGCGTCGACGGTATCCACATCAATGCCGCGAGCAGCACTACCATCGGCGGCGCGGGTGCGACCGACTTCAACGTCATCGCCGGCAACGGCCGCAACGGCGTGAAAATCCGCAACGGCGGCACCTCGAACGGCTGGAGCAACCTGCTGCAGCGCAATCGCATCTACAGCAATTCGAAGCTGGTCGCGGGCGTCGGCATCGATCTCGATCACAACGAGAACATGACCGACCCGCCGCACAGCGAATTCCCGGTCAACTACGCCAACCTCGACCAGAGCGCGCCGATCATCTGCACGGGTCCTGCCGACAGCGGCGCCTGCAACGGCTCCGCCGCGCCGTCTTCGACCGGTGGCAACACGACGTTCGACTGGACGCTCGCGACGCACGGCCCGGCCAACTTCCGCGCCGAGTTCTTCCGCATTGACGCCGCCAGCAACAACGCCGCGACGACCATGAGCTACCTCGGCGAGCAGCTGTTCACGACCGGCGCCAACGGCCTGCCGAACAGCGGGTCCTGCGTCGCGGGCCGTTGCACGGCGACGATTGCCGCAGGTACCGGCGGCAGCTACGTGGTGATGACGGTCAGCGACATCACGCCGCTTACTGACCAGCCCGGCGGCGGCAGCGACTGGAAGTCCAACCTGATCTGCTTCATCGGCAATCAGGGCGTGATCCTGTCGTCGTGCAACGTCAACAACACGTCCGAGTTCTCCAACGTCATCAACGTCCCCACGGCACCGCCGTCTGTCACGACGACTGCGGCCACGGCCATCACGACCAGCACGGCGACGATCAACGGCCTCGTGACCGCCAACGGCGCGTCGACGACGGTCACCTTCGAGTACGGCCTCACCAACGCGTACGGCGGTGCGGGCAGCCCGCTGCCCGGCGTGCCGAGCCCGGTCGCCGCCAGCGCGGTGAACACGGCCGTGTCGGCCGCGCTCGCGGGCCTCACCTGCAACACGACGTATCACTATCGCGTCAACGGCAACAACGGCGTCGGCTCGACGATAAACGGTGCCGACCTCACCTTTACGACGGCCGCCTGCGCCGCTGCCGCGCCGACGGCGACGACCGTCGCCGCCGACAACCTGGGCACGACGACCGCCACGTTGAACGGCCTGGTCAGCGCTAATGGCGCCACCACGACGGTCACCTTCCAGTACGGCCTGACGGTCGCCTACACCGGCGCCGGCAGCCCGGTCACCGCACCTCAAAGTCCGCTGTCGAGCGGTGCCTCGAATGCGCCGGTCACCGCCGCGCTCACCGGTCTCACCTGCAACACGCTCTATCACTATCGCGTCACGGCCAACAACGGCGTGGGCGGCACGGTGAACGGCAGCGACATGACGTTCACCACGGCGCCCTGTGCGCCGAGCGCGCCGCTCGCGACGACCACGGCCGCCACGGCGATCAACGCGACAGGCGCCACGCTCAACGGCACGGTCACGGCGAACGGCGCCGCGACCACGGTCACCTTCGAGTACGGCCTCACCACGGCGTACGGTGGTCTCGGCAGCCCGGTGGCCGCCACCCAGAGCCCGCTGTCGAGCGGCTCAAGCAACGCGCCGGTATCGGTGACGCTGACCAGCCTCAGCTGCAACACGCTCTACCACTTCCGTGTGACCGCCAACAACGGTGTCGGCGCGACCGTAAACGGCGCCGACCAGACCTTCACGACGGCGCCCTGTGCGCCGACTGCAGCGACTGCCGCGGCGACGCTGGTCACGACTACGACGGCTACGGTCAACGGCACCGTCAGCGCTAACGGCACGATGACCAACGTCAGCTTCGAATACGGCCTGACCAACGCCTACGGCGGCGCGGGCAGCCCGGTCGCGGCGACGCAGAGTCCGCTGGCAGCGAACGCCACCGGCGTCGCCGTGTCGGTCGGTCTCGCCGGTCTGACCTGCAACACGACCTATCACTTCCGCGTCACGGCGAACAACGGCGTGGGCGGCACGGTCAACGGCAGCGACATGACCTTCACCACCGCGATCTGCGCGCCGGTCGCTCCGACGGCCACGACGACCGCGGCGACCGCGCTGCTGGCGACGACCGCGACCGTCAACGGCCTGGTCACCGCGAACGGCGCGCCGACCACGGTCACCTTCGAATATGGCCTCACCAACGCGTACGGCGCGGCGGGCAGCCCGGCGACGGCGGCACAGAGCCCGCTGTCGAGTGGCGCGACGAACAGCCCGGTCTCGGCGAACCTGATCAACCTGGTCTGCAGCACGACCTATCACTACCGCGTGACGGCCAACAACGGCGTCGGCGGAACCGTCAACGGCAGCGACATGACGTTCGTGACGGCCGCCTGCCCGGCGGGTGCACCGACGGTCACCAGCGCGGCCGCAACGGCTGTCACGGCGACCGGTGCAGTCCTGCACGGCACGGTGACCGCGAACGGTGGCGTCACCACGGCGGCGTTCGAGTACGGTCTCACCGCGAGCTACGGCGGCGCGGGCAGCCCGGTCGTCGCGGTCGAGAACCCGATCGCCGCCGGCGCAGTCAACAGCCCGATCTCCGCCACGCTCAGCGGCCTGGCGTGCAATACGACGTATCACTTCCGCGCCCAGGCGAACAACGGCGTGGGTGGCACGATCAACGGCGGCGACCTGACCTTTACCACCGCGACCTGCGCGACGACGACGGTCATCACGGCCCACACGCCGGATCCATCGACCACGATGCAGCTGATCGCCGTCACGGCGACCGTAACCCCACCCGCGCCGGCCGGCACGGTGACCGTCAGCGACGGCACGGGCGCGAGCTGCGTGATCACGCTGCCGGCGACCTCGTGCAACCTGGCGCCGACGAGTGCAGGCAGCAAGACGCTGACCGCAGTGTTCAGCGGCACGGCGGGCTATCTGGGTAGCACGTCTGCGGGTGTGGCCCACACCGTGACGCCGGTCGTGTCCTTCATCGGCTCGACCGCGACGGGGACCGGCACGGCGACGGCGACTGTGTCCGGCGCAGGCTGCACCTTCACGGCTGCCCAGTTCATCGCGGTGGCACCGCTCGTGGCACCGGCCGGCGTGAGCTTCCCGCACGGCCTGTTCGACTTCAAAGTCGGCGGTTGCGGCGCGGGTGCGACGGCGACGGTGCAGGTGACGTACCCGCAGGCGGTTCCGGCTGGCTCGCAATACTGGAAGTACGGCCCGACACCCGGTCCGGTCGCGGCGCACTGGTACGCCCTGGCGGCGGGTGCGCCGAACAATCTGGTCATGACGTCGACCACGGCGACCTTCACGATCACCGATGGCGGCCTCGGCGACGACGATCTGACCGCCAACGGCGTGATCGTCGATCAGGGCGGTCCTGGTGCCGTTGCCGTCGCGGCGGCCGAGGCCCTGCCGGTGCCGACGCTGCGCGACGCGCTGTTGCTGCTGCTGGCCGCTGCGCTGATGCTTTGCGCGGCGCTTCGCCTGCGCCACGCTAACCGAACTGAAGCATTTACCCGGAGGTGACAACGAGCGTAGTCGCGCGCGATGACCTCGACGACCGCGCGCGCTGACGAAACGAATCGGAGCGGTTGGCCACGCACCAACACCGGGTCTCGATGACCCGGACGGAACTCCGGTTCACTTCGGGCCGGTTGGCGAATGCTGACCGGCCCTTTTTATTGCGTGATCAGAATCGTTGGTCGCGTTGTGCCGCTAGCGCAGCGCGGCAAAGCCCCTGAACGCGTCCGGTGCGGCGGCTTGTGCCGCAGCGAAACTGGCAAACAATACGCCGTCGCCGTGCACAAAGTCGCCGCAGAAGGCGCTGAGATCGTGTGCAAGCGCCGCAAAGCTGTCGGCGGTTGCTGCGCCAAAGTCCGGATATCGATTGCTGCCCCAGTGTCCGGCCCGCCGCATGTAGGCCTCGTGAGACAGTTCGGCGTCGCCCATGCGATAGCTGACCAGGCCGAGGCGGTAACGCACATGAAACTCGATCGCGCGATCGTCGCGGACAAATCGTCCGCTCGCGAAAGGTCCGCCCGATCCGGTTCCCGCTTCACCGGCGACAAAGCGGAAGCCATTCGGTACCAGCGCGGCTGCGAGAACGGCTGCGCCCTCGCGGACGAGGATCTCGGGTAAGGGAGTGGTCATGACGATGCTCACTGGCGGCGCAACACAGGCCCCGCATCTTACCGGCGGGACCGCCACTTGTTCTTGATTGCGCGATGGACTGCGTCTCGCTGCAATCCGGCTGATCAGGTACAGCTTTTTTGCAAGAACCGCATCCACGGCGGGCTCAGGACGCAATTTCGGCAAAGGTCGAGAACCTTTATTTTCGAGCCCTAGGCCGCATGCGGATGCGCTTCTTAATGAAGAGCTGGGGATGAAATTAGCGGTCTAAGATTCGCACGAAAAATGCCAATGTCGTTGCCTTGGCCACCAATGCGTCTGTCCTATTGACCAGCCTTCGCATCAGCAACGCTCGCAGCGAGCCGCGCCCCCGCGTCTCGCGGCACGCGCGTTCGTCGCCGCGTGCTTCACCCCGGCAGCATCACCGACAGACACCGTGAAAAAGACTCTCAATCTCGCCAAATTCGATGCCACGCTCAACACCGACTGCTGTGACAGCCGCAACAACGCCGAGCTGACGCTCAAGCTGAAGCTTGGCTTTCGCCAGATCAACCCGGCGGGCGGTGCCGCCAGCGGCATGTACAACGACTACGGCTCGGCGACCGGTACGCCGCGCAAGATCGTCAAATGGACGCCAGGCGAATGGAGCTTGTGGAAGCAGAACTTCGTGCGTTCGGCGGAGCGCTTCTGGCACGGCAAGTTCTGGCTGGTCAACCAGCTCGGGCTGTACGGCTACAAGGTCGGCAGCCAGATCTGGTTGCCCAATGTCTGGTGCCGCTTCGACCTGGTCGGCAGCGATTCCACCAGCGGCACCCATCACCACGTGATCGACGTGGTGCGCCTCGACAGCACCGAGACCTGGTTCGGTTCGCATTCGACGCTGTACGACAGCCTCGACACCAACTCCGTCCAGAAGGGGACCGACAGCGCCGGCAACGCGATCATGCAGCGCGCCCACGTGCACGAGGTCGGCCACCTGCTGGGCCTCGGTCACGTCGACATCGGCAAGGCGCACTGCCCGGCCACCAGCAACACCAACGCCTCGGCCTGCTACGGCATCGCCGACCAGGACAAGAATTCGGTGATGGGGCAGGGCATGCAGCTGCGTCTCGAGCACGCCGCGCCATGGATCACGGCGATGCAGGCATTCGTCAAGGCGGAGCCGAAGTCGACCGTCTACACGCTGCCACCGCCCACGTTGCTGCAGACGCCTGGCCGCGCGCTGATGCTGCTGTTTCCGTGGGTGCCGAAGCTCAAGCGGCACTACCCGCGCACGCCGGCCGAAGTCGAGGCCGGCACACTGGTCACGGCGCGCTAGGCGTCCACCGCCGTCCAGTGCGCGACGTTGAATGGCTACATTCCAATTCATCAGAACGCAGGATCACGCGACCCATGAACCGATCCGCATCATTCGCCGCCACGCTCATTGCCGCCGCGCTCGTGGCATGCGCCCTGACGGCGCCGGCCAGCGCGACCGAGGCGCCCGTCGTGGCGCCGGCCGCCAAGGCCGCCAGCAAACCCGCCAAAAAGGACAGCAAGCCCATGTCTCTCGCCAAGAAGTGCCCGCCCGGCAACCTGCATCGCTCGCGCTGCATGATCGAACTGCTGCTCGAAGACCTCGCCGCCAGCTATGGCGGCGTCGGCGGCGGCGGCATCTCGCAGATCCGCGCCGCGTCGTCGACCTCGTACACCGTGTCGCTGCCGCAGGAGGGCCGCATCGACCTGATCACCTACGATTTCGAGATCGCCGCCGACGGCACCGTCAAGCTGAAAGGCAAGACTCCCGGCACCGAGAACGTGGAGCCGCCCAAAAAATAG